TCGAAGATTCCGTAGTCCTCGATCACGTAGCCGATCTGCCAGACCACCTCATGCGCGGCGTCGAGCCTCTGCACGAGGATGATGGCGTACGTGAGTGGCGCCCCCGTGGTGACGCGGAACTCGTAGTCGGAGTCCGCTCCCAGGTGCGGCGTCTCGGCCATGACCGTCCCGGCAGCGGGGAAGGTCTGCGCGCCCTCCGTGTAGACTTGGCCGGCGAAGGCAGCGGTGGGGAGCACGAACAGCACGAGCGCGAGAGCAGCGAGGGGGATCATCCTGGTCTTCATCGTTATCTCTCCATGATTGAAACGGTCCCCGCCACCGCGGTGACTGTCGTTGCAGAAGCGAGGTAGATGGGTCCCCACAGGCAGGTGTCGTTGTAGAGCCGAATGCCCGGTGGCCCGAACGAGGGCGATACTGCCCCAACGAGGGCCAGCGGGTGAGGGATGGACGCCAGCTTGCGGTAGTGAATCAGCGAGATTGCACCTCCCCCGTAGCTGGTGCCGAGCGTGATGGTCTGGATCGAGCGGATGCCGCGATCACCGGCTGCGAGGCGGAACGGCGCCAGCGTCCCAGCTACGGCAGTCGCCGGGAAGGAGGCGATGGTGCCGGTGTTGCCGGCGTTCCCGTCACTGTCCGTGTAGGTCAGCGTGGTGTTGGTGACCGCCCCGGCGTTGGTGGTGGCCGTGGTGACATAGATGGCAGCCACCCAACCGTCCCCGTTGTTGGTGCCATTCAGGTCGCGGGCCGGGAGCGTCGGCTGTGTGATGTTCTGCCCCGTGGTGGTGGTGACGGCGATGCCGGTGTTGTACCAGACGAGGTCAGTGAACTGGTACAGGTGCGCCACCGTGCTGCCCCACCCGATGTCGGTGAGGTAGAACGAGCCCGACGCCGGATCGGGAATGACGTGCGCGCCCGCGATCGTCGCGTCGGCGGCGGTGTCGCAGGACAACGCATCACCGTTGATTCCGGGCGTCCCCGGAACCCACGCCCCGGGAGTGCCTGCGTCCTTGGCGAAGCTGTAGAACTGGCCGGCAGCCTCCGCCGCCGTCCCCACCTTGAAGTAGCTGTAGGCTTCCCCGTTGTACCCGTTGATGTCGGTGGCCTGGGTCTTTTGTATTCCCGCCGCGGTGAAGATGGTCAGTGCCCCATCCGCGTCCATGCGCAGGGCCTCGCCCGCTCCCAAGGTGACAGCCGGTCCGATGTGGTACTCCGTCGCACTCACGTCGAGCTTAAGGGTCACGGTCTGTGGGGCCGTGGTCGAGCGGTTGCGGACGGAGACCCACTTTACCTGACGCTGGGTGCTGGCAGCCGGTGCGGCCAGGATCGTGGTAGTGGTGGCCGAGGCGACGTTGCCTTGGTTCATACCAGGGGTGAACGCCGAGCTGGTGTGGTCCGCATACGCAACCACGTAATCGGTCGAGGAGGCCGTTCCCGTCTCCATCTCCAGGCTCTTGGTGGTGGCGTCGAGGAGAAGCGAGTTGGCTTGGGCGGGGCGGGGCGCCCCACTCAGTAGCAAGGCCAAGAGCACGACAACCGCGGTCAGCTTCCTCATCAGAACCTCAAGCTAGAGCGGCTCATCACCGCTGCATGGTCGAGCCCGCCGCCACCGCCGCTCAGGGTGCATACCGTCTTCCCCCCAGAGTCAGCACAGGTGATGGAGCCCCCCACGAAGTTTAGGGTGCTTCGTTGGGTGAGTGGTGTCCCTTCCTCTTCAATGGTGGCGTAGCCTACCCCGTCCCCAGGCGGCGCCGTCCATGTCCCGTCTGCACGCAGGAAGTTCGTGGTCCCCCCTCCCGATGCTGGGGCTAGCCCCTTCAGCCCTGAGGTGAAGACATCGAGTAGGGTGGTTGCCTGCGTTCCAGTCAGCTCTTCGATGTCCCCTCCCGCCCCAGAGATCCTGCCCAGGAACCGGTCATCTGCAGCCACGTTCTGGATTTTCGCATAGACCACCTGATCGTCGTTGATGTCGGCCGTGAGCACGCTGGAGCACGTCGGTGCCGCGTTGTCGTTCAGGACGCGGGCGAACTGGTTGGTACAGGTACCCACCCCGCTGTAGTTCGATGCGAGGTCAGCATCGGCTACCGATGCGCACGTTGCCACCCCAGAGGCATCCAAGCTCCTCGGGAATTGGTTGGTGCAGGAGGTTCCTGTGTAGATGGTCTGGACCCCTGTGGTGGTGGTGTTGCGAACCAGCCCCGTCCCGAGCAGCCCCATCGCTTGCTCGGCACTCAGCCCAGCGTGCGTAGTCTGAGTCAAGTAGGTGGCATCGGTAGGTGCCCCACCACCCCCACCACCCTCCAACTCTAGGTTGACCCACGCCGTACCGTCACACTGCCTGAGCTTCCCATCGGTGGTGTTGAAGTAGACGTTTCCTCGCTTCGATGCTGTGCAGGTGAACGGGTCGGACGCGCGCGAGGGTACAAGGATGGTAGTCTGCGCCTCCACCTGCCCAACCGCCAGCCCAGCCACCACCAGGATCACCACGAGCAGTTTCCTCACGGAATGTCCTCCTGATCGATCCACGAGGTGATGACCACCGGAGCGGTGGTCGTGTGGGTTGCGTCGATCACTCCGAGCAGTGTGTCTGTAGGCTTGAGGATGATTGGGTTGTCCCGCGAGATCGGTATCCACGTCCCCTCCGGTACCGTACCGTCCTGCCGATCCACCTCGGTGGCCCCACCTCCATCGTTGTGCTGAAGGATGAAGTCGTGGCCTACAGTGTCGGGGTTGTTCCATCGACAGGACAGCACCGTGCGTGTCCACCCGGACGCGGGCGAAGCCACCAACGTCACTGGGGTCGTCCCGGTGAGGGTGGCCTTGGTCCTGCCTGGAAGGAGCCCAGCCACCTACAGCACCCACGCAAGATAGCGCGCCGCTGCTGCCTCGCTGTCGTCGATGGTGACATCGACTTCATCGCCACCTGGGTCGTCGGTCACGACTGCTCCGATGAAGTTGAGCTTGCGCCGAATACCCACGGGCGTCCCGTTCTCCTCCACCTCGATCTGCCGCTTGTGGGTATGACCTGCAAGGGTCGGCCCAGGCCCATCCCCCATCTCGGTCTCGTCGGCCAACTCTCCAGGCATCCCGTAGCTCAGGGGATCGGTACCGCCTGTAGTGAGGTCCACGTCGTGGGAGATCCCATGCCGAGGCGGGGGTCCTGCGATGGAATCCTGCACCCGCTTCAGCCATCGGTATATCTCGGCCAAGGCGGTGCGTTGGTCCATGAGGCGCACGTCTGGAGGCGGCGGAACCAACCTTTGGAGGCTCGTGGGTACTGTGCTCATCGTGCCTCCTTGCGTGCCCGAACCCGGAACTTCGGGTCCTGGTAGAGCCTCATCCTCCCACGGTCACGGGCTGCGCGATAGATCTTCAGGATGGCGTCCCACTTGGTCTCTTGCCCAGGTCGTGCCTCGTCTTCATCGTCGGGCAAATTCTTGTAGTAGCTGGTCCTGATGAGCTTGGACACCCGATCGGCCGCGCCTTGGTAGGTGTCCTGCAGGATCTTGTACTCGCGGTCGTCCAGGGTAAGCTTCTTGCCACCCCCTACTCGATGCTCTCGTTTGGGCTGATCGGGTGACCTCCCAAGCCGCGCGAACTCGCGCTGGACATCGGCCAGGGGGCCCTGCTTCTCCTGACTCACTGTGAACGGGTTGGCGAACCGCTCCAAGGCTGACCCTACCCGCTCGCGATCCTCACCGATCGGTGTACGCCGTGCCGGCAACTCTTCACTGAGCCCAGGCAGCCGTGCCGCGATGGGCTCTGGGATGCCGTGGATTAGCTCGAACGGGTCGGTCACCCTGACTACTGGATCGAGAGCCTGCGTACCCTTCCCGACGAGAGCCGGCACCATGCTCCCTTCAAGCTGACGGGCGAACTGCTTCCCGTATCGCTTCGGGTCGTGGAGGAACGTGGTGAGCCCAGTGAGCCCAGCCAAGAATGTCTTGTTGAGCATGTTCTCCATTACGGAGCCGCCGATCTTCTCGACCGCCTCCGTGATGGTGCCCGTGTCCTCCAGCTCCTTGCTGTCCGCGATGAAGCCCATCAGCGAGCTGAGCGGCTCCAAGCGCTGGTAGCTGACGTAGCGGTCGCCGATCTTCACCGAGTACGGGCGCCATCCGGTGTCCTGCAGGTTTTGGTTCTCTTCAGGATCGGTGGGTCCACCACCAGTGATGAGATCCCCTTCCTTGTTCATGAAGTAAAGGAGGGCTCCGAGCGTGGTCCCGAACACACCTGATGCCAGATCCTTGATGAACTTCTCGTCAGTGATCTTGCCCCGGTTCTTCTGGAGCAGTGTGTAGGCGAGCCCCGCGGGAGTCCTGATCGCGGTCTCCTTGGCGATGTTCACCGGGGTCTTGATGAATGGGGCGAAGAAGCTGAGGAACGGATGTGCGTTGGTGAGGTTGGAGGCGGCGGTCCCGAGGGACCCCATCTTCTTCTGGAAGGTCCCGTTGAGGGCGGCGTTCTCCATTGCAATACGGAGGGCCTCCTGGTTGGGATGGCTCCCGCTCACGAAGCTCTCAACCGATTCCTTCATGGCAGCTTCGAGGGCGTCTCCTGTGAGCCCCTTCTTGCTCGCGTCTACGTAGGCCTGTCGCCACAGCTCTTGATTCCTGGCGATGGTCTTCCAGAAGTTGTCGGCTGCAGTGAGGAGGTTGAATGGAATCCTGACGGCCTCTCCGAACCTGCCACCAATCTTCCCAGTGTGCTCGAACTTGCCCCCCGACACACCACTCGCGATATCTCGCGCGAACTCCTTGCCCTCGAACTGCAAGCTGAACACGTCCTTTAGGGCTTGGAGCAGCCCATCGGGACCCTTGAGTGCTGCGTCCCGAGCAGCCCATGCTCCCCGCAGCATGGCCTTCCCCTCGCCTGCGAACCGGGTCCTGAGAGCAGGGTCCTTCACCTTCATCGAGTCGAGCAACCCAGCGATGGTGGCTTCGAGTGGGTCGATGGCCGAGGTCTTCACCCCAGTTGAGCCAAAGTTGACGATCTGGGTCGGTGGTCCTGAGAGCAGCCCTGCCTTCCAGACCTCCACGATCTTCTGCATCAGTGTCGGCTTGAATACGTCACGTGAGAGCTGCTGTGCCTTGTGATAGTCCTTCCGCATCATCGCGTCGAAGAACTCTCGACGGAACGCGTCGTCGAGGCGCCCCTTGTCGGGCCCCAGGGAGCGCAGGATGGTGGCGTAGGCGCGCTCTTCCGGGCTCAGCCCCTCACTCAGCTTCCGCGAGATGGCAAGCGCACGTGCAGCCTCACTGCGGGCTCCGATCAAGGCATAGTTGGTCGCTGCCATTGAGGCCACGTCAGCAGTGTAGAGGTCCCGAAGGATCGAGGCCTCATCCTGGCGCCCGCCGGCTGCAGCCTCATCGGCCTTCCTCAACCGATCGAGGGCCGAGTCCGCGTACTCCTTCTGCAGGATCGAGGCACCCTCCATCTCAACATCGGAGAGGAACCCGCCCTTCCGTCTGAACGCCTTCAGCACGTCATCGACGTTCAGGTTCAGCTCGATAGCACGGGCGCGCACTTCATCCCACGACCGCTTGCGTCCACGAGCACCACCGGCCACGGGTCCGAACTTCTCGGGCGCCGCCCCCACACTCTTCGCAACGAAGTCGGCTAGCCTACCATCTCGGCTGATCCTCTCCGTGTTGATATCGAACTCGGGGGTTCCACTGGGCTTCCCCTCGGGGGTAGGGCCGGGAGCCACTGCTGCTGCCCCGATCCGTCCTGCCTCGGTAGGAGTGACTCGGGGAGTACCAGCATCGGAACCTCGGGGGTTGAAGGCGGCAGGCTCGGGGGGCACACCACGGCGGGGGGTGGGAGTGGACGGGCCTGCACCCGGGCCCGGTGCAACAGGCGCTCCGCCACCTGGGCTGGGAGCAAGAGGAGCAGGAGCAGCGGGGGCAGCAGCGCCACCAGCCCCAGGAGTCGGCTGTACTGTGGTAGCACGTTCACCTCCAACGAGCCCACGAAGCAAGCCGCTGGCTGCGTCCCACGCCTGTTGGGCCAGCCTACCTGCCCACTCTCCGAAGCTGGAGACCAGCTTGGAGGTGAACTCACCCAGTGACCGGACGCCACGGGCAAGCCAAGAGGCGCCTACCAGCCCGAGGTCCGAGATGATGGTGGGGTCGGCACCCATCGACATCTGGGCGCGCGCACGGGATTGCAGGCGGGCCTGGGCCTCACCCGCCATCCGATCGACTGTGGCTAGGAACCCTTCGGCAGGAGGTTCTCGGTCGAGGCGGGCGAAGAGGGACTCGATGTCGGCACTGGCGCCGGCTCCAGTAGGGGTGGGGGCGGCTGGGGCGGCTGTGGGTTCGGGGGCTGTGGGGGCACGGTCCCACCCATGCTCACGGGCGAAGCGGGAGTTGACTTCGGAGACGCGCCCGGAAATACGGTCCACGACTCCTCGTAGATCGGGTCCCCCTGCTCCGCTGTAGAGATCGATGTAACCTTGCCCATTCGGTGCCGCCTTCCAATCGTTCCCTACGAGGTCTCCCACCGACGCGAAGAGCTTCGCGCTGGCCTGTACGTCCTGAGGAGTGCCAGCCTCGAACGCCTCCTGTATGACACGGTGGAAGACCGCGTTGTCCTCAATCCCGAAGTTTAGCACACGGAGGCCCTTGGCTGAAGGGACTAGAGCTAGGGAGTCCTTCAGCTCAGGCTTGATGCCGGTCTGGTCGAGTGCTTGGTACACACCGAGCAGCTCATCGTTGGTGATGGTACGGCCCATGTCGAACTCAACACCGTTCGATGCCTTGGTGCCTGCCTTGAAGAAGGGACGATGGTAGGCGACGGCTTCCTGGTGAAGCAGGTGACCGAGCGCGGCAGCGTACTTGCGGATTAGCCCCTCAGCACTGGGGTCGATCGCAGGCGTCTTGGGGCGCGCGTACTGCTTTGGGGGTGCCTGGACTTCGAGCTGGAACCCGGGGTTGGTCTCACCCTTGTAGAACCCAGGGCCGCTGAAGTCACCTTGGCGTAGCAACCCAAGCGCCGTCGCCAGCTCGTCCACACCGTTCTCGTCAAAGAGCGCGTCGTGGATCGCGTTCGCATACTGCTGACGAAGCTCATAGGGGGCCGAGTGAATCCCTGGGAGGATTCCTGTGGTCGGGTGTGGCGTTGCTTCCCACGAGATCTGTGCGGTGGACTGGGCTGCCGCGTTGCTGAAGTCGAACGACTGGAGCTTTCCGCTCTCGTCGCGGATGCCCTTCTGGGCGGTCCACACAGCAGCTTGTACCTGATGTGGAGCCAACCCGAGCTTCTCGCCAATACGACCGAACAGGTTGTCAGCCCAAATGTACTGCTGAGTGCTCGGTGCATCCACGTCGTACCCGAGCGATCGCATGATGTGGACATCGACCGTGGTACCGAGGTTCGAGGGATGCCCCTTGCCCTCAGGGTCGATCACCGTCATTAGGTTGCGGTAGAAGTTGTTGGTCTTGGCGCCACGCCAGTCCTGACCTTCGTACAGAAGCTTGCGAGCCCGTTCATCCATGGCACCAAACTTCCCGGCCTTGATCGGCTGACCGGCCTTGAATTGGTGCCATGCCTGCATGGCGTCGTTCCAGTTGGCCGGCACTGGAGTGTTGGGTGAGTAGATCGCGATGAGCTGTGCGATCTTCTCGGCGTCCTCCTTGTTGCCCTGTGCGAGGTCGAGGATGCGCTTCGAGCTGTTCTCGTACCAGTCCTTGCCAACCGCCCCTTCACGGGCCATCTTCGCGAGGTTGGTGATGAGCTGGTTCAACGATCGTTTGTCGGTGATAGTTGGGGGAGCACCGATAGCACGCCCCGTCGCATCCTTCCGTAGGAAGTCGAAGTCCTCACGACGGGTCAGGCCAGCACGGCTGCTTGACTCGTCCCACAACGCACGGAGTCGTGGCCTGATCTTCTCTCCGAACTGTTGAATCATGTCCGCGGCCCACTTCGCGAAATCGTAGCCGTGGAGCGCGGCGCGAGAGGCACCGTAATCGATCAAGTCTGCGAGGGCAGCTCCACCTTCACTGAAGGCCTTGGTGATATCGAAGGCTTGAGCCTGAGTACCACGGGCCCGAAGGCGGGCGAGAGCTGCATCACCCCGCTGCACGAGCCTCTCGCGGACACGAGGGGGAACGGGACCTGGGATGCGGGTGGGCTCCACCCCCTCGAAGAGGGTGGCCTGGGTAGGAGCCGCGGTAGCGGCGGCGGGTGGGGCTCCTAGGGGGCTTGGTTCGGGGGCGGGGGCGGTTGCGACCCCTCCGACTCCAGGTCTTTCAGGAACTCCTCGCGCTCCTGCGGTGATGCCTTCGTCAGCAAGAGCACCAACTGCAGGGCTGGGTTCGAGAGCACCTCGTCCGCCCGCTTCTGGTGCTGCTCCGGAGACTCCCCCTGCCTCGGTTGCAGCTCGGCGTCCAGCTCTTCCAGCAATGACATCGCCACCCCTCCTGCCGGTAGCGAGTATATCACGGAGCGGGACTTGGTCGATCCCGGCAGCGACCCACCCACGGACTGCCTCGATAGGAACCTCAGCCTTCGCTAGCGTGCGTGCGATCAGCTTGCGAGTGTCTGGGGAGATGAGCTGTGGAACGCGGAGGTTGGGCGCCTCGCGGAGCAGCGTGTGAAGCAGGCGCCCCATCGATGGCGACCCGATCTGATCGGCTGCGATCTCTTGAATGGAGCCGTCCTCGCCCAAGATCGCCATGGACCGTGTCTTGCCGTCAGCACCGCGGTAAGTGTAGGTGGTTGGGCCACCGCCCGCGGTCTTGTAGCTGAAGACGCCACCTCCCAGGTCGGCTACATCTTCCGCTGGTGTGAGCTTGCTGATTGCGTCGCCCGCGGTGAGGGCCCCCTCTTGGAAACTGCCACGGTTGTCCACAAACGGTGCCGGGATCGTTTCCTCGATCTCGCGCACGCGGGTGGCGAATGGGGAGTCACCGGGCGTCAGAGCGGGCGCCGGCTCTCGCCCTTGTGTCGCGATCGTCTCCAGCAAGCGCCCCATATCCTCGTCGGTCAGCTCACCGGGAGCAGCAGCGGCAGCAGCAGGTGCTGCAGGAGCAGGTGCTGCAGGAGGTGCTTCCGGTGGCGCAGGCGGTGCCCCACCCTCATCACCCCCACCACGCCTACCAGGGGGCCTTACCGTACCGATCGCTTGGGCGACCTCCGCTTCTGGGGCGAACGGCTCAAGGAACTCAGCGGCCCTGGCAGCCGGTGACATGCGGACCATCTCCGCAGGCTGCCCAACGAGTCGCGGCCCAGGGATGGTCCCCACCGGGATGTCGAGAGGCGTTGGGATCTCGGCCCCCTCCGGCACTGCCCCAGTCCACACGTCAGGAAGTGGTGGCGGCAGCTCCAAGTCAGGCACGGGTTCGAGCTGGAGGGTGGGGCCCACATCGAGTGGCTGATCCACCATCCAGTTCTCAGGAATCACCGGGGGCTCGTCTGGGGCACGGTAAATGTTGGGGAGTGTGGGAACCGCGGGCGGTGGTGGTGCCTGAGCACCCACCCCAAAATCGATTACGGGGGGCGGTCCTTCATAGATCGACCCCAGCGCCGGCTCAAGGTCGATGGGCGGTGCAGGCTCCAGCGCGAAGTCGGGGCTCGGCCCGCCCCACACGTCGGGGGCTTGGGCCAGGGGGCCTACGGGGGCCGGATACTGAGACACTTCGGGCACTGCTGCCCTAGGAGCCGGCTCCAGTCCTGGGCTGTGAAGGAGGAGTGCTCCCATCCCCCCTCGAAACAGTCCCTGTCCAATCTGGCCGAGGTTCCCCTCCCTGACACCCTCAACCACATCCCCTGCACCCTCGATGGCGAGCCCACCACCGCCAACCACCTCTGCTGCTCGCTCGGCCCCCCGAAGTCCTTTGACGGCTCTGGTACCCAGACCAAGACCACGTCCTGCTGCTGCAAGAGGAAGTGTTGCGATGTCGAGCGGTGTGAAGAGGTCAGGGAGCGCACGAATGGCCCCCGCGGCTGCTCCTCTTAGTGCCCCACCGACCGTGGGCGGCAACACCTCTTCCCCTCGTGCGATCGCCCGGAGCCCTGCCTCCTCGATGGCAGTCGCGTCGCGTTCAGCACTGCGCTGGATCGCAGGGATAGGAGAGGTGAACCACCGCCACGCGGGAGCGATGTAACGGTCGATGAGGCCCGGTTCGTCCTCTTCCTTCGGCGTCGCGCTAGGCTTGAACGTCGGCGCGGAAGGATCGAAGTACCGACCCAAAAGTAGACCTCCTCCTAGAGACCGCCCATGGCTGCAACGCGAGGATCGTAGATGTCGCGGAGCCCAAGCGCTGCGAGGTCGAGCAGGTGCTGCTGGGTCATGCTCTCGATAAGCGCGTCCACATCGGGGCGCCCGCTTGCCCTGGCTGCCGCCACGTCCGCACGGAACTCCGCACGCAGCTTCTCGGCTGCCTGCCGCTGCTTGATGAGCGGTGCGTTGCGGGCGTCCGATTCGATCTGCAGCCTCTCGCGGTACATGCCCATCCCGAGCGGGTCTGCGGTGCGCGCCTTGAGCTGCGTCGCTGCGAGCCCCCTGGCTGCCTCTTCCAGGTTCGCCTCATCGACTGCGGGCCCTGCGGTAGCCTGGACGAAGCCGCCCCGAGAGGGCCCCTCCGCTCGTACCCGGTCCAGATCCGCGTTGGTATAGACACGAGGCGTGCGCCCACCGCCGGCCGAGCTGGCCGTCGCTGGCCCTGGCTCCTGCAGACCACCCTCCGTTCGGCTCGTGGTAGAGAAGGGCTGGCGATCCTTGGGACGACCGCTCGGTGGGCCTGCACCCGCATCCGGGCCTCGAAGCTCAACGGGCTGGGCCGGCTGTGTGGTCGCAGCCGGGCTCGGTGTGGCGTTGGGCTTGGTGGTCTCGGGAGGAGCAGCCATGAGGTCTTCGCCCAGGAGGCCCCCGAGCAGCCCTGCACCTGCCGCCGCGAATGGCGACACAAGGCGGCGGATGCCGGTTCCGATGTCGCCCGCGGTGCGGCCGAGCGCTCGCCCCATCTCGACTCCAGTGCCACGCACGGCGGCACCTACCGCGTGCCCAGCGCGCCTGGGAGTGGGCAGCGTTGGCGCCGGCAGCAGCCCTTCGTCTTCATTGCCGTAGGGGAGCCGGATGATTCTGTTCCCTGGGCCAACGATGATCGGCATGGCCTACCTCCCCACCGCCGCGGTGAGCCACCAGGGCTGCGCGGTACGCCGCCCGTAGTAGTCGGCGTCGCTCTGCTGGAGCGCGAGGGCGAGCCTCCGGTTATCGAAAGTGGGGACCATACCCCCAGCTCCGAGTGGCGTCTCTGCGATGAAGACGCCGTTCTCGTCCATGGCGGGCGCGCCGATCCGCCCCGCCTGCGCGATGGGTGGGCTGGCGTCGAGGGCAGCCCTGCTCATCCCAGGAGCGGCTACTGCCGCTGATGCAGGGCCTGAGCCCAAGTCTGCTTCGTAGCCGGCGAATGAGGCTCCGGGCTCCCACTGGTTGAGTCGGATGGTGCCTCCGGTCATGCCGGGGCCACCCACCGTCTTGGTGAACACCGGCCGACCGCGGAGTGCCTGTTGTGCCACCTGCGCCTGAAGGTGCTCCAGTGGGTTGGGCGTGGCCTTGGCTGCCTTCGGGTTCTGGATCTCCCTCATCGCCTTGAGCTGCGCTGCCTGCAGCTTCTTCGCGCTGGCACGATCCTCACGCCGCTCCGCTTCCCGAGCCGCGATGAGGGCCGCGAGGTTGAGCTGAGGGACCTTGGGGCCACCAGCAACGGTACGGACCGTCCCGTCGCCGCCGTACCCCGTATGTGCGAAGAAGCCTCCCATGGCTACCTCCAGAGGGAGTTGTAGAGCTGCAGCATTGCTTGCTGCTGCTGCATCGCCATCTCTGCCTCAACCTGGGCGAGGTTGGCGCCGAACTGCTGTGCTGCCTGCTGGTTTCCCGCGATGTTGGAGGCGGCGGCGCCGGCCTGCGCGAGAGAGCCCTGCCGAAGCTGCCGTCCAAGGATCTCACGCTGCCCGGGAGCCGCCATGATGGTGCTGCCCCCCAGGATCAGGCGATCGATGGCGTCTTGGCGGTTGAGCGCGATGTCGGTAGAGGCCCTCGCGATGTCGCGCTTGGCCGCGTCTTCGAGGTTCTGGGCGCCTTCGATCTCGCCACCACCACCTGAGCCGCCCATCGCTGCCGCACGCTCCCTGTTCCGCTGGAGCATGGTCGCGAGGTTGTCCTCGATGCCCACAGTGGCCGCTCGGATTGCCGCCTGAGTGGGGTCGTTGCTGATACGTGAACGCAGGTTCTGTACCTGCTCCGTGAGCAGGGGGTCGGCCCCGAGCGTGGTGTTCGCGTCCTGCACGTTGGCGTGGTAGACGTTCTGGAGGTACGGGTTGGGTGCCGAGGATACCGCAGCGGACCCGGCAGCACCTGGGGCTGGTGCAGCCGCAGGGGCTGCGGCTGCAGGCTGCCTGAAGGTGAGGGTTTGAGTCTGGGGCTGAGTGGTTCCAGCCCCAAAAAGGATCGGGGCCGGCAGGAGTCCGGGGGTTTGGCCTCGGACCCCCTGTCCAACCCCAGCCGAAGGGGCGCGTTGGGTAGTGCCGACACCGCGAAACGCCATCAGCTCCTCCCATGACGAGCGGGGCCTGCGCTCGTCGCTAGGGACTGGCCTCGATACTCGAAGTCTACACTGCGCCGGCCTCGAATCTCAAGCCCAATCCCCTTACCGCTCAGACCCCTAGGCCGGATCATCTTGCTGGTCTTGGGCACTGCCCCCGCCACCTTCCGCATGTTCAGGGTGTGTGGCCCCCAGGTAGGCTTGCCGTCGTAGGCGGTGTCGTCCCCCGAGTAGGCCCGGGTCACCAAGGGTGCCGATTCGCTCCGCACGTAGAGGGTGATCTCGCGCCCACTCTTGCCCCGAGCCCGACCACCCGCCTGATCCCCCATGAAGTAGATCTTGGTCTGGACCTTGTACTCCTTCTCGAAGGAGTCGCTGTCATCGGTGCCATCGGTAGGCACGTTCTCGCGCCTGACGAAGCCATCCGAGCTGCCTGTGTGGATGTGGGCGCGCCCGTCCCCATCCCGCAACAGGCCCACCGTGGTGTCCTTGCGGGTTCGGTAGTCGAAGGACCACCAGGGCTGCACGTCAGCACCTCCCATCGCCGCTTCCATGGCGAGGTAGTGGCCGACGTAGTAGAAGGAGTTGGCACCCGGGATCAGGAGCTTGTAGGTGTGCGTCTCGCGGTCCACCTCTCCTACGCAGTTCTGGTAGTTGCGCGAGTCCGCCTTGAAGGCCGCAGCCCAGTAGGTACGCAGGTCGTCCATCGCATAGCGCCACCCGCCGTCCATCACCCATATGCCATCGAGCGCGGGAATCCAGAGCTTCCCGTTGATCTTTTTGACACCGAAGTGGGAGATGCACCCTACGTCCCTATTCGAGTACGACATGACGAAGTCCTGGTTGACGTAGCCCTGGATCTGCTGGGTGTTGCCTTGGGTGAAGATGAGGAGCTGGTCCTCACGCTCAGCCAATCCGGTGACCGTTTCGAGGCCCAAGGTGTCCCTGAAGTTGTTGGGGCCTACACTCTCGAACTCGTTCAGCTCAGAGAACCAGATACGATAGGCCGGATCGCCACCCCCGAACCATGCACGGTTGTGGTACTTCGCCAGGAAGCGCATGTAGCCGAGGGTTCCACGGCCACTCGACACGAGACCCGCGCTGGTGACGAGCCAGAAGTCACCGTAGGCCTGGATGTCCTCGGTGAGTGTGGTGGTCCCGTAGGTGACTTCGGTGACGAACTTCGGGATGCCCCCGTTCTCGGAGACCCACAGGCCTACGTGGGTGGTGCGGGCATCAGCCCCTGCGTTCGCGATGCTCGACCACGATCGCTGCTGAGTACCGCTGAGGGCCACGATCGAGGACCCCGGTGAAAGGTTCCCTTGGTGGATCAGGATGCCGCCGATCTTGTGCCTGAAGTTCTGGTACCCGATGAAGTTGGCTGCGGGGATGGTGCCGCCCCCTGCCGCCGCGAGCCCAGGCGCCGCGCTCGGGGCATTGAGGTGCATCTTGTGGGCAGTGTCATCCTCGGCCACCATCACGCTCGGGGTCACCTGCCCTACGATCCCGTAGCGCCGCTTCATCTGGACCACGGAGGGCCTGCGGTAGAGGCCGGTGGTTCCCACAGGAACCGTGATCTCGGTAAATGTCGAGGTTCCGGGCGGGTTCGCGTAGAGGCGAGCCACGTTGGTGCCCGCAGTCCTCGTGGTGATGAGGTTGCTCATGCTGCGTTGAACCCCAAGAACGCGAACTGGGTAGCCACACCGAAGTCGTCCCAGTCAACCTCGGGATCAACCGACTTCGCGTAATCCACACCGAAGAGGGCGTACATGGTGGTGCCATCGGTGGCGAGGCCGACACACGCACCGAGTCCAACATCGAAGGTGAACACCTCAGTCCAGCTTGAACCGTTGAAGCGAGTAAGGAAGGCTTGGCCTCCCTGGTTGGCGACGGTGTAGAGGTTGCCGCCGTACAGGACCCAGGCGTTGGCGGTGGGTGGTGTGGTGCCTCCAGGTGCTGTGTACTCCACTGTCACTGCAGAACCGTCGAACTTGCAGACCTTTCCACCCGAGATCCAGAAATAGACGTTGGCACCAAAGGTGATGGCAACGAATGGTGACCCGAGGATGATCTCCCCAGCAGGGAGCGCGTAGTGGGTCCACACTCCGGTCCCCGTATGGTAGGTAGCCACGTAGTAGGTGAGCGTCACCCCATCGTCGTTCAGCTTCCCACGCATCACGATATGGTCGCCCAAGAGAGCCCCCCACATGGGACTGTCGGTTGGGTTCCCATCGTCACCTGCCAAGACTTCGCTGTCCACGAAGCTCAGGACCCCGCTCTCGTACTTGTAGATCTGTAGCTCGTCATCCTCAGCCGAGGTGGGTATCCAGAGAACCCCGCTCTTCTCTACGATGGCCCCTAGCCCAGGATGCCCTGTGAGCGGCCCGATCGCTCCTGCCCTCACGAACTCGATCTCTTCGTTGACCAGGAGATCCACCGCATTGATGAAGCTGAGCTGGCTTTCGTCTGCGGAGTCGCTAAGGCCGGAGGTCATGAACATCCCGAGGGTTGTCTGGGTGAACCCGCGACACTCGCCCTCGGGCACATCACCAACCGGGTCGAGCTGCGTTTGCACGTCGGCGTCGTCGATGAAGAGACAGGGGCCCAGGGGGTCGCCATCGGCTAGTGGGAGCAGGTACACACCCACCTCGATGTCAGGAGGCGGCGTGACCGTCTCCTCCAAGTCGTAGTAGGCTGCCTCTTCATCGAAGATGCCAAAGACCTCCCCGGTGAGTGCCCCAACGTTCGCCTTGCTCTGACCGCCCCTCACGAACACCCGACCTCGCGAGTTTATCCTCACGTTGACAGCGTCCCAGAGTTGGCTGTCGGGGATGGAACCAGGGTCCCCCGTGCGGCTCACCCCACGGATCGGGCCCCGCTGGTTGAACCCAACACGGTGGTCGATTCGTGCCATCAGGCAAGGTCCACGAGGCTAGATTCTTCGTCGAAGATGCCGAAGATCTCACCAGAGAGGGCGGCTACGTGTGCCTTGCTCTGACCGCCCCTCACATGCCAATGCCCATTGATGCTGCGCACGTTCACGAGGTCGTAGTGCTGGTCAGGAGGGATGGACCCTGGGTCGTCCTCGCGGTTCACACCACGAAGTTGACGCGGCATGGCCCCCAAGCCAGCCCGCGCATCGACCCTGTCCTGTCCTTCCTCTTCCGCCATGTCTAGATGGTGGGGGAGCTGCCCGCGCCTCCAAGCGGCGGCGTCTTGGTTCTGGTCACGGCCTCGGGCATTGCACGAGTGAAGCCGAAGACCCCCGCTGCGGCCAGGGACACCATGATCCAGCCGGTGAAGAAGGTGAACAGCTCGGTCCTCACAAAGGGCACCTCACGCGAGATGGCCCAGATGATGGTCCCGAGACCGGACAGGGCGAGCACCGCAAACGGCCCTCTGCGATCATCCAGCCCCATCCACTTCACGAGCTGCGTCAGCGCGACGACCGACCCGGACACGACAGCGATTGCCTGTGCGTCCATATCATCTCCCTAGAAGTGTTGCTTGAACAGTTCATCTACCTCGGTGAGAGCCACCTCGGTATCGAGCTTCATCATGAGGGCCAATCGACGAGCACGGCGCCCCACCTGCTTTGCCCACTTCGAGTGGAGCATACCTTTGGCTGTGCCTCCATAGTTGCCTGAGGCGAGCATCTGCAAGGTGTTCCTGAACCCAAGTAGCCGTGAGACCCCAAGGTTGAAGCACATGTCGGCCAAGACCATCTGTCGGACTTCGCTCAGGGCCCGCCACCAAGGCAGGTGATGGTCCAGATCCTCGATCACGATAGCCACGTCGTGGGCCAATAGGAAGTGGACCTCCTCGGGGGTGATGCCACGATCGGTAAGGTTGCGACCGACACCGATAGTGAGTTTCCCCAGAGTGTCCTTGTAGGGAAACCGCCGCACCCCCTCATGCTCAGCAAGCTGGCCTCGAAGCCGTGCCTCGTCCATCACCGGCGGTTCTCGTTGGCAGCACGCTCGAACCAACGCCGTAGGCTTGTGTTCAGGTCGTTGAGCTGCTCCTTCACCTCCTTGATGTCCTCCTTCAGCTCCCGACGCTGCTCGGAACTGTTCGCGTCTACACGGTTGAGTCGGCCCTCCAGCAATTCGATGTTCTTGCGAACCTCGTAGATCGCGCTGGAGTGGGAGATGATGTCCTGCTTCACCTTCTGGTACTGGTCGTAGTAGTACCCGGCAGCAGTGGTTGCTAGACCAGCGAGGCCCAATAGCGCCTTGCGCACCCACTCGTTTCGGAGAATCCCCTGGGGGTCGCCACGGCGTCGTCCCGGGTGGCGACGCTGTGGGTAGTCGAGCTGCTGCTGCTCCTGCTGCTTCGACGCCAATGACGCTTCCGGCTCCTCGACAACGGCGCTACTCATGACACCTGCCCCAGGTTCACGACGCGAATGATGGCCTCATGCTTGCCCGCCTTCGCGCCCGCGCTATACGTCCACTCGAAGAGCGCCACGTGCTCTTCGACGGCAAGGTTCGGGTTGATGATGGCGTTGTCCGCAGCGACGGTGTCCCACACGAGGGTGCCATCGGCGCCGATAGTGACCTGATTCGCGTTGTTCACGTTCTGGTCGTTGCGCGAGTTGATGATCCCGTCGGTAAGCTTGTCGTAGAGGGTCAGCGTGATGGTGGTCAAGGAGGCCTGTGGAATGGCAGCGCCCGACGAATCCCGTACAACAAAGGTCACCCGATCCGTGACCCTCTCCTTGAAGTTCCAGGCGCTGTCCATCAGGCCCTACTGGGGGCAGATCGTGCAGGGGGAGGGCGCACCGATCTTGGTGCAATCCGCGTTGCGCTGGGTCTGGTTTGCCACATTGTTGAACCAGTCACAGTAATCCGCGATGTGGAGTTGGGGCAGGCTCCCACGAGCCGCAAGGAACCGCGGCAGCACCCACTGAAAGGTGACGAACTCTTCGCGGCCAGCCTGGGTGTCGGGCCAGATGCGAGAGTTGGCATCGCGAGCGTTGGCGGCGGTGCAACTCGCTCCTCCCACCACACTTCTGGCAAGGCAGACATCGCCCTGCGTACAGGAGATCGGGAGCTGGGCTGCGCGGCACAGGGCACGATTCATCGCGAGCACGTGCTGTCGCAGATCCGCCGCCTGCGTCGCATTCGCGCTGAGGTTGTACGTCTCCTGTGCCTGTGCTGAGGTAGGGCTGAGGCCCACCAACAGCCCAAGGAACCCGAGGAAGAGAAGCAGCCTGTACATCGAAACCTCCTTACTGAGGCGTGATCGTGGTTCCGTAGTTGTGGATGATGGCCCAGCAGATCTCGTGGAGCGTAGTGGTGAGCGAGGTGTCGGAGGTGACGCGAACGTTGCAGAGGTCGGTACCCGTAGACTGTTGAAAGCTGATGGCAAGGGTGCCGGCTGATAGGGACTGGAGAGAGCCGTCCTTGTTGGCGGGGGTAACGCAGGTCTCGCCTCCGGCCCCCGCCGTGATGTCCACCCCAGCGAAGTGGAACTCCCCACACTCCGCCTGCTCGTTCGTGGCATCGCGAGCGCGTACGCAGTAGTTGCCGGTACCCCCGCCCCCCGTGTCGTTCCCGAGCGCATAGGTAAAGAGCGTGGTCGCGGTGTTGTCGGTGAGCGTCTCGCACTGCGCCTCGTACCACGCACGGGTGCGCGAAGTGTTGAGGGTCCCGCTGGAGGCTCCAGATGGAGCGGTGAGTAGCCTCAGCGCGCCACCACGGGCGTTACCTGTGGAGGCGCCACCACTCAGTGCCAACTCCGCGCCTACAACGTTGGTGCCGCTTCCATCCCCCGCCTTGATCCAGGTGTTGTCTGGGGTGGCCTTGTCCTCTCCGAACTGAAACTGGTCAGCCGCTTGTCGGTACCAGCAAGTGTCACCGTCGGCGCTGGTCGGGGCGGTAGCACTGGAGATGCAGTACCCATGTGCCGCACTCAGATTCAACAGCCCAACGTTGGCCCCCTCCCAGAACATACGGACGTTGGTCCCTGCAGCGATGAAGTTGACGCCCCCAGTTCCCGTAGCGATCTGCCCGTTCGTGCCGTCGTGGTTGAAGCCGATCCACTGAGTCGTGTTCTGGTTTGCGGAGTGAATCCAGAGGGTAGGGTGCGCCGGAGCGGCATGAGCGAAGTCGAACGTGCTGTTCGCGTGATCGATTATGAGGACACCGGTGCTGAACCCATTGAGCCCGGCCTGGATTGCGAACACGTCCGGGGTCTGGGCACCGTTGGCAGCGAGATAGGTGCCCAAGAAGATGTTGTTGAAAGCAAAAAGCTGGTTGCCAAACCACGTATTGTGGCCGGCGCCACCGGAGTCGGATTCCTGCACCCCCATCACGGTGTTGGCGTTCGGGAGCGTGACCACACGAGTCGTAGCCGTGTCGATACCGCTCAGCTCGAAGCGGACGCACTTCGTGGGGTCGGCGTTGTCGCAGACGATGGTAGTGGAGTCGGAGACAGGAAGACTACCGCCACCTCCCAATGCCCCCCACGCGGTCCCGTTGCAGTACAGAATCGTGTCGCTGGTGGTGTTGTAGTAGGTACTTCTCTTGGTCTGGGCTGTGCAGGCGAACGGGTCTGCAGCCGATCCCGGAGGACCGAAGTACCCGCTCTGCGTGAACATCTGCTTGAGCGTCTCGTTCGCCTTCGTCCCGTAGGGGTTCTGCGCTTCAACCCCCGCAGGAAGGAGGAGAAGCGCGAGCCCGAGCAGCAAACGCTTCATCAGAAGACCCTCCCCGAGAGATGGATCGAGATGGACTCGTTGCCACCCGCGTCACCCGTCATCTTCATGCACACCCGTAGCTGATCCACGAAGTCGAGCACCTTCACGGTGTCGCCGCCCACCGCGGTGTAGCTGAAGTTCCCCAAGTTCGCGGGTTGAACCGCCGTACCTCTGATCCGGCCCTCGATCTTGAAGTCCACCGAGGTACCGGTGATGGCGTTCACGGACATCTGCACTTGCGGGGTCGAGTTCGGCGGAACCGACACCCAACCGTCCTCGGCTCCCGTCCCGCACCTCACGTCCCGCCACACGAAACTGAACCCCGCCCCACCGTTCTCCCAGTTGACCGCGGTGTCCACCGTTACCTGGATGTTGCTCACCTTGTTGACGACGTACCGTATCTCCGGCGAGGCCCCTGCCCCTGGCATGACTGTGATGACATCTCCGGTGCTCACTGGAGCGAATGGCGTCCCGCTCACCGCGTTCACGGTAGTCGAAGAGCCGGTGGTCTTGATGTTCCCCACCCCAGAGATGTCCTGCGGATTGGTCCTGCAACAGGTGAAGGTCGTCCCGTCGATCTGGTACGCAGTGACGAGGGCGGTGGCCTCCTGGGCCTGCACGAGTGCGGGCGCCAGCAGTGCCAACAGCAAGAGCAGTGTCTTCTTCATTTCTCCCTCACCACATCAAAAGGTCGGAGTAGCCCTCGTCGCCCATGCCGGGCTCGTCTTCCTTACCCTGCATCAGCGCGACCCGCATCAGCTCGCGGTTCTGGTGGTACCTCGCTTCGTCATCCTTTGCGCGTTGACGGGCGCCTTCGATCCCAGCGAGCACCCGCGCTCCGGTCCCCAAGAGCAGGACCGACTCGTGGTAGTCCTCATGAAAGTAGTCGAGGCCATGACCAGCGGTGTTCTTGTCGATCAAGACCGGGTTCTTCTTGTGGTACTTGACGACCAAGGTCCCGGTAAATTTTGGGTACGTGTGGAACTGGCCTCCGTAGGTGGTGTAGTACTCCGGGATGTCGGCCAGATCTGGGCTTCCTTCGACGGCGTCAAAGACCCAGGCAGGGGGCCTGTACTTCAGCTTCTTTCCCTCTGGGGCCCAGACACCGCCATCGGGGCCGAGCTGCCCTCCCCAATCGGCAGGTACGGCTCCCACCCCCGCCGTGACCGTGACCGTACCACTGGCCTGTCGGAGGTAGTTGTTCGAGTACGCCACAACCTCCGAGCTGATGAGCTTCAGCGCACGGAGGATGATGGGGCGCCAGTCCGTCTCAGCGTAGGTGTCCCCTAGGTCGAGATCAAGCACGTCGCTCTCGACAGCGTCGATGAGTTCCCGAGTGGTCATGACCTCGACCTAGGGGGTGGCGCTGGTGCTAGACGCCGCGAGAGCTGACCTTCCCGCGGCGCCCAGGGCGAGGCTCGTCCTCGTCGATCTGCGCCGCCATCAGGTCACGCGCCTGCCTGTTGGCTTCGCCGATGGGGTCCATCTCGTTGCCGCCCACATCGTAGTGGAACGGCTGGGCGCGCTCGTCGGCGCCGGGGCTGGAGACCTTCGAGATCTCGTTGTAGAACTTCGCCGGCATGGGGACCACCGCCGTGTTGTCGTTGGTGACGAGCTGGTCGTCGGCGGCGGAACGCTTGCCGCCGCTCACCTTCTTCTTGAAGGTGATTCCCCGGAGGCCGCTGACGCCCAGGTTGCCGACGATCGAGCGGGCCATCAGCTCGTTCGAGACGTTCGGGTTGAGGCTCACGATCTCGTTGTCGCCGGGCTCCAGGTAGTAGGTCTCCCCGGAGTAGGTGTACTCCAGGGTCTCCTTGGTCGGGTTGTGGATGACCACGACTTCGGTGCGGACGCGCTCCTTCTCCGCCGCGATCTTGGCCTGCCGGTCCTCGAAGGCCTTGCGGCGGTCCTGCGAGGCCTTCACCCGCTCCTTGCTGTCCGCGACCGCGGCAGCCTGGGCCTTCTTCTGGTCCTGCTCTTCGGTCTCGGTCTTGGCCTTCGCGTACCCCTGCTGTGCCTTCACTCGCTTCGTTCCGGTGGGCATCGCTGCACCATCCTCTCTATCAAGGCGCTCCAATGAGCTGGGGAGCGCGACCAGCCGACGCTTCTACTGGCCTGCCTTCGGCAGCTTGCTCTTGGTCTGGCGGAGGTTGGCACGCTCTCCGCCCAGGTTCTCGGAGGCGCGACGGGCGATCTCCTCCAGGCTCTGCGGCGTGCCCGTAGGCAGCCCAGGGTCAGGGATCTCGACTCCATCGCCAGCTGCTGCGATGGTTGCGCCCGCGCTGGTGATGCCCGCCGGGATTGGCTTCTCGGGAGCCCTGGTCACCTCCACAGAGCCGAGGCCCACACGGCCAGGGTTCTGAGGGTCCAACATGAGCCGGGCGGTCTCCGCGTAGGCGTGGGTCGGATGGTGGGTGACCACGTGAACGTTCACGTCGATCTCTTCGAGGAAGCCCCAGTTGCAGACCGGGCAGGAGAACTTCTCGAAGGTGATCGCCTGCATCTCGCCCAGCTTGCGGTAGGCCTTCATCACGTCGTGCCCGGGGCGAGGCACCGGCAGCCCCTGCGCCTTGCGCTGTTCCACCTCGGTCTCCCAGGCACGGGTGCGCTCCTGATAGTTGTAGAGCGCGTTCTCGGCCCAGCCCCGGCGGGCCTCCTCCTTGACCAGGGCGTCGCGACCGTCTTGGAAGAGCGGGCGAACCCCAGCCTTGCCCAGGACCCCGCCCCTCCCATTGTGCCCGCAGACGAACTCCACGATCTTGCGTGCCTCCACCGGCCAGCGCCCAGGACGGGGCGGGATGCCGATGATGGGAAGGACCCCCGGCTTCGGGTACAGCGCGACACGCCCGGTACGCGGGTCGATGATCTCGGCCTTGCGATGGTTAGCCGGAATCACGTAGGGGTTGCCGTCGTACTGGAACTCCACGTCGTCGTCGCTCGGGTTGTACAGCTCGAACTGGACGGTGGGGTTGATGATCTCACGGTAGTCGAGTGCCTGAGTGCTCATTTCATTTCCTTTCACCTAGTCGGGTTGCCCGCTAGGACCGGTCATTTCCGTCTTCCTGGTACGCTTGGTACGCCCGCTTTCGATCGTGGTGTAGCGCCGCGTTGCGTGCTTGCGCCGACGATCGATAACCCGGAAGCCAGCCGGGTGCATCTCACCCTTGGCTTTGGGTTCATAGGTGTCGGTGGACATGGGGGTCCCGAAGGTACGGAACTCATCCTCCCACGCAGCGTCCACCTGCTTGTAGAGCCAACTCCATCGCTTCTCCTCACGAGCGGCCCTACGATTGTCCTCTTCGAGCTTGATCTGCTCCTCGGTCTTGGTCCATCCCCAGAGGTCACGTCGGCGCTGGTCGTAGCAGGCCTCTAGCAAGGACTGCACGTAGAGGTTGTCGAAGTAGTCGAGCTTGCCCGGGAGCCCCTTGACCAGCTCGGGCCCTTCCATGATGTCGAGGATCTCGAAGGGGCGGAGGTCCCCGTACTCCAGGGTAGAAACGTTCACGGGGTGTCGCTGGAAGTCCGGGTGGACACCGCCGTGACGTGTGACATGGTCCCCAACCGCGGTCACATAGCGGTCGAAGTACATCACGCGACCATCCACCTTGTACACGTTGCGGACCCACCCGAGCATGAACAGCTCGTCCACGGCCCGCAGTTCGGAGATGTAGTGCGTAGGGTGCGGCAACGAAAGCGACGGGAAGAAGTTGTAGCTGGTGTGCAACCGCTTGACCTCCAGCGGCAGCTCCATCGGCTTGCGGACACGCAGTGCCATTGAGCCTCGTATGGGGGGAGGCCGAAGCCTCCCCCCGAAGGTGAAGGTGCGGATCGACTCCTAGGTGTCGGGGCCCCCCACGCCCGCGCCCGCGAGCTGGGCGTCGAGGAGGTCGTCGATGCGGAAGTGCGAGTCCGGGCGGAACGTGGCGATGTTCTCCAGGGAGTACATCGTCGCCACGTTGGTGGTCTTGAGGCCACCGCTGTCGGAGCCCTGGATGAAGATGGAGCCACCACCGTGGTCCTTCCACCCGAGCTTCTTCAGCAGCACCCGGCGCATCTGCGAGAGGTTGATCCCGTAGATGGTGCGGGGCGCCACGTCCTCGGAGACGATGATGCGGATGCGCCGACCATCGCCCATGAAGACGTACTCGTCCTCCTCGTTCCAGCCGAGCGTCTTGAACCCCACCGGCCCCGCGCCCTTCCCGATCACGACCTGTCGCTCGGGGCGGACGAGGATGAGGAACTTCGCGAAGATGCCGGTGTTCATCACGAGGCAGTCGATGCCCTCACCGTTGCGCTGGCGTTGGTCGAGCAGGCCCAGGATGATGAGATCCTCGGAGAGTGCGCGGGGGGTCCCACCGTTGCGGTAGACCCGCGCCTTCAGCTCGGGGTTGGCTGCGCGCGACTGCCCATGGATGGTGTCCGTGTTGCCACCGTCGTCCACCAGCCCCGCGATCCCGTTCAGGGGGTTCACCCCGTAGGAATTGGAGATGTAGACGTGGTGGTTGATGGTGAGCGACGCCGCCGCGCCGTCGTACGTGACGGTCCTGGTCGTCTGGTCGATCGCGGTGATCTTCCGGGCGAGCAGGGTGGCGGCGCCTGCGGAGTCGGCGTCTCGGACCTCGATCAGCATGTTCTTGCGGAGCAGCAGAACCCCGTAAGGCAGCTTGCCGACGAAGTCGTTGGTGGTGACGGTGGACGCCTCGATCTGCGCCAGTCGCTTGGTCCCGTGCGAGCTGGAGTAGATACGGTTGCGGTGCTTGACGAGATCGGTGAGGGTCTCCCAGGAGTGCTTCTTGACCTCGGACTTGTTCCAGGTGCCACGCAGCGTACCGGCGGCTTCGAGCATGAAGCTGATCTCGAAGTCGCCAACGAACTGCCCGGCGTTGACGTTGCCCTGGATCTCGGTGCGCTGCTTCGTCGGCGGGATGTTGCCGTCTTCCGCGGGGGTGCCGATGTTCTGCGGCGAAGCGAGCATGAACGGCCAGTAGAAGCCTGAGCCCTCGGGCATCAGCTCCTTGGCCTCCTCGAACAGCGCGACCAGCGGGGCAGCGAAGTTCTGTGCGTACTCGAACGTCTCTTCGCTGTAGATCCGCTTGAGGCTGTTGGCGAGGTTCGTCATCGTCGATGCGGCCATCGACCTGACTCCTCGGGGTACGCGGACGGCTTAGGGGCGGCTTTCTAGCCCCAGTCGGCGGTGTCCACGACCCTCTGCAGATCCTTCATCGAGGTCAGGGAGCCGGGCTTCGACGATGCAGGTGCGGACCCGTTGGGCTTGGCAGCCTGTACGGGCGGCGGGTTGTCGCGGGCCTTCTCGGTGATGTAGTTCTGGACCGCCTTGGCGGCAGCGTCCTTGATGGGCTTCATGTAACCGTCCACCACGTTGACCAGGAGGTCACGGAGCGCCGAAGCGTCCTTGATCGCCTGAGCTTGGACGGCGAAGTTGGTCCGAACGGCTGCGACCTCGGTGAGCGCAGCCTTGTGCTCTTCGTCCACGGCCCTCTCCGTCATGACCGCGATGAGCGTGTCGTTCCAAAGCTTCTTGAAGGCCTCCGTCTGCTCGTTGGTTTCCTTCTCCTGACCTTCTCGCTCTTGACGATCGAGGCGCTCTTGGACCTTGATGATGCGGTCCACCTCGGAGCGACGGGCGTCGAGGTCGTCTTTCACGCCGGCCAGCCGGTACAGCTCTCGGTCCCACCGAGAGATCTGATCGTCTGCCTTCGCGAATACCTCCTGGGCCTGGAGAAGCTCGTTGTCGTCCGCGAGGGTTCCCTGAGCCCGGCGATCCCGCAGCTCTTGGACCTTCGCATACGCGTTCTGCTTCGCCAGATTCCAGCCGTCACGCTGGGTCTGCGCGTTCGTGGTGGCGCTTTCGACCGTCTGCAGTTGGTTGTCGAGGCGTTGCAGCTCGGGAGGTGGCGGGGGCGCGGGTGCAGGCTTCTCCTCAGGCTTGGTCTCAGGGGCCTTGGCGAGGTCCGCGAGACGGCCCTGGATACGCCAGTAGTCGTCCCAGGCACGATCCGTAGCCTGCTTCAACTGCTCCTCGGTCTCGATCTTGCCCCCGGGTGCGAACTTCCGAAGAGCGTTGAGCTGCGCTTCGGAGTACCCGGAGAGATCGAGAGCGGGGGTTGCAGGTGCGGGCGATGAAGGAACGGAGGGGGACTCCGGGGCTACCGGTGCCGCTTCGACCGGCTGCTCCTTCGCCGCGGGAGGCGCCGAGGGGGTCTCGGGCTTCTCAGGCGGCGTTTCCTGCGGAGGTGGTGCGGCGGGTGCGGCCTGCTGCGATTGCGAACGTTCGAGCGTGAGATGAGCGGACTCGCCGCCCTCAGCACCATCAGGTACCGCGTCGATCTGGTCCTTGATGGCTGCACCGAGGTCGTCGAGCTTGCTCATCTGAGGCTCCTATCGGGGATAGTAGGGGGGAAAACGGCGGTATGTCAAGCGTTTCATGCCTGGGGGGACACACCGGGGGAGATACCGGCGGCTTCCTCGCCGGCTCCGGGGGCAGGCATCGAGCCCAGTACAGGCTCGGTTCCAGCCGTGGTCGCCATGCCGCCAGGGGCGCCCATGACCGGGGTGACCTGAGCCGCCTGCTTCTTCTGCTCAGCCAGCATCCGGTGAGCGTCCACAACAGCGCGGAACTGGGTGAAGGGGTGCTGGACCTGGGCCCCCATCTTGGCCCAGACGTAGAGGATGCGCCGGGTGAGGGAGGACGGCAGAAGCGAGTTCTGGTACGGCTCGCCCGTGTTGGCCTCAAAGGCAATGAGTTGCTGTTGGGCTTGAGAGATACCAGAGCGGGCCTGTGCTTCGAGGGCCCGGAGCTGCGCGTCCTGCTGCTCAGCCATACGCAGCTTGTTCTGCCAACCATCGATGGCGACGAGGGTCTGGGGCCACCCAGCCGCCATCGCCATGTCGAGGCCCTCGTTGCTCTTGAGGAACTTCCCGTAGACCGAGTACATGATGTAGTGATCGTCGAGCGTCACATCGAGGGTGGGAACGATGCTGCGGTCACGGAAGGCGTAGTACTTGGACTCGGCGTCGGAGATCTGGGCGTTCTCTTCGTCGGTGATGCGAGTGGGAATGCCGAGGGTCTTGGCGACCTCACGACGTGCAGTCGGGGAGCCCACCACGACGGCGCCGATCTCCACACCCTTGAGCAAGACCTCGCGCTCGAAGGCGCGCGCGTCGTAGCTCGCCTGCTCCTCGATCATCACGTCGGTGTGCCCAGCGAGATCGAGGCCCTTGTACTGTCGGATCTCCCACCGGTCGTTGATGGCCTTGCCCCGGTACTTGCGGGGCTCGATGGCGTACTCACAATGCAGCAGCAAGTGGTGGCTGTAGGTCTCCTTGAAGGCGTCAGTCTGCTCTTCGATGCGCCCATCACGACGGCCCATTGCGCTTTCCAACAGCATCTGGATGGCAGAGCCGGCGGAGATGTTACGGGGCGCCTTGCCGATGTCCACGTCCTGAGCCCCCATCGCGTTCTGCATGTACTCGCGATTGTAGGTCAGCTCGTTGAGGTAGCTCTGGTCCGCAACGTGCCCCTGGAGGATCTGGGGGACAGCCTGGGGGTTCCTCGACGAGGGGCCGAACCGGACGATGTGTCCCGAGTAGCCCTGGATCCAGCCTGAGGTGAGGGCCATGTCGTCGGGGACCATCACACCCGAGACGAAGTTGCGCTGACGGATGTCCACCGCCTGCCCGTTAGTCATGTTGATGCGGTTCTGAGGGGAGCGCAGGAACGCAATGGCACCCTGCCCCTCAATCTCGTTGTCGCGGACGATGAAGCGGAGGCAGGTGACCATGTGGCGGGGGACCACCACATCCTTCTGGAAGCGGGCTGGACGTGCGAGGTCGTCATCACGCACGATCTCGTCCCCGATCACCTCGACGAAGCGCCCCATGGGGTAGTCCATACACGGCTTGATGATGGCCGTGCAGACCTCCTTGTGGTTGCGCCAGACCGGCCTGTCCGAAGAGATGGCGTCGGAAGCGGTGAAGCTGTACTCGCCGCTCACCGGGTGGTACTCGAACAGCTCTTCGGGGTCGTCAGGCTTCACTTCGAGGCCCTGATAGTGGGCCTTGACCCAGTGAGGGATCGAGCGCGGGCGGCGGATGTAGAACTCGGTAACGTCCTGGGGGAGGTCGTACCCGATGCCTTCGTTCTCGTAGTAGATCTCCCAAGGGTTCAGGACATCGATGTTGGGCTCGTTGAGGGGGGCGTCTTGGAAGAGAGAGCGGCCGAAGGCGTCGGTGGGGGTAGTGGCCTCGTCGGTGGGGGTGAAACGTGAGAGGGGGGCACCGCACGAGAGACACATGTTGGCGGTGTACTCGTGGGTGATAGTGCCATCGCTGGGGTTGAGGGAGGTCTCTTCCTGGTAACGATCGTTGAGGGCGCCCGCGAACTTGCTCTCGGGGAACCAGCCCGGCATCGAGAGGTCGGAGAGCATGAAGTCGCAACCACCAAGACAGCGCATGGCATCGGTGATGCCCATGCGGATGGTCTTGCGGTAGGACTGGTCCAGGTAGGAATGGATGTTGCCGGTGCCGTAAAGGATGGACTTGAAGATGAGGGCGCGACGCTTGCGGGGCCAACGTTGGGATTCGAGGGACCAATCGAGAACGTCGGTGGCGACCTTGGCGCCCTGCCCCCCAACGGAGCCCTCCGCCACGGCAATCGGGCGCGCGTAGGCGGTGGACTTGCGCCGCGTTGACTTCGCGGTCTCGTTCTCGATGAGCGGGTAGATCTCGTTGTTGACCGGGCGTGGGACCCTGTCGGTAGGGTTGTAGCCCTTGAAGCGGAGGGCGCGTTCGTCGCCACGAGCGGCGCCGTTGAGCTGCAGCCACTGGTACGAGAGGTACATCGCGCGGGCCACGCTGTACTCGCGCAGGCGCTCACGCCGCATGGAGGACTCAGGGTTGGCGACCGAATCGAACCACTGGCGGAACTTCGCTCCTGGGGCTCCACGTTCGGGGATACGGTAGGTGGTGCCCCCTGTACGGTGCGAGAAGCGAAGGGAACGTGGCACTAGATGCGGTCCAGGTCAGGAAGGTCGGTGGGTTCGTAGGGGATCGGGGCGCGGCCGATGCGGGCTTCGCCTGGGCGGGGCTCGCCGGGAGATGCCTCCGAGACAGGCTCGTCGGAAACCAAGGGGCGACCTGGGGAGAAGGTGCCCCCGTTGTAGCGGCGCCCGACCATGTCAGGGTAGTCGGGCACCACACCGATCCCAGGGCTTACGGCAGGTCGAGTGAGGGCCATGAGCTGGGCCTGAATGGCAGCGTAGGTCCGCGTGAACATCTCGTCCGCGGCAGCGAGCCGGTCACGGAGGTAGATGATTTCGTTCTCGCGACCCTTCCAGTTCTTCACGGCGTCGGCCAAGGTGGAGGCAATCTGCTGTGCCTCGGTGGCGTGGGCTTCGGCGACCGCCACACGCTGAGTCAGGACCGCGAGGCTGTCGAGGTACGTCTTGCGGCCCTCTTCGAGGATCGAGCGGAGTTGGGCAGGGAGGGCCAGGAGAGCGGGGTCTGTGGGGGGAGGGGGTGCGGGGATGGTGGGCCTGCGAGCGGCGCCGAATAGGGCGACGAAGACGACGATGGAAACAAGCCAGAGGACAAACGGCATCAGGTCCAGCAGCATCCAGGGGACCTCTCAGGGGGATTGTGGGTGGGGAATAGCACGCGTGTCAAGGGGCAATCCCCCAAAAGGTGATGGGGGCCCTCAGGCCCCCATCGGAACGACAGGAGGTGCCGACCCTCGCGTGCAGAGGATCGGGGATTGAGGAGGAGCCTACCACTACTTCGGCCGGACAATCAAGGGCTCTTCTTTGACGCCCTGGTAGGGGGCCACGATCAGGGGCTCGGGCTTGGTAGGCGGCTCCTCGCGATCATCGGGAAGGAAGATGCCGGCCTTGAAGGCGTCGGCGCGCTCCTTGAGGGAGGCTGCGAAGACCTTCAACTCGTGCTTGAGGCTGTTGAATGGAACGGCCCGTCCTTCGAGAAGGAAGTTGGCGTGGAGTAGCTGGGCGATCTTGGTGCGGCACTCCTTACTAAGGAGGATGGGGCGGACGATCGAGGCCAGCTCGGACTTGCTGATCTTGCCCGAGGCTACCTTGGCGAGGACAGCATCGGAGCGTGGCATCAGCCCGAGGCGGTAGAACGTATGACGCAGGCTCGAAGTAGAGAACCAGTGACGCACCATGTTCAGAAGCTGCCAGTGGTCGATGTCGAGGATGCCGGCGTTGTGGGTAGGGCGGACGAGGTTTTCCATCAGGGGTCTCTCCCGGGGTCGAGAATCGAGACGACGGTGCCGCGGATGAGCACGTTGCCACGGCGGAGGTTCGGGTCGGTACCTAGCTCGACGGTGCGACCGACGGCGGTTATGGTGAAGAAGGGGCCTTCAGGACCCCGACCCACGGGCCCTTCTACCGCCCGGTGCTCGCGCTCGCTGCCCAAGGCTCGAATGATGTCCACGAAGTCCAGGTCGTTGAGGAAGACCAGATCAGGCCAGTCTGCAAGGTTGAGAAGGCTGATGAATTGCTCCTCGGTCATCACCACACCCCATTCAGGTCAACGTACCAGTCAGGCTCTTCGGCCTTGGGCTTGAAGGCCTCCCGTCGTATCTTCGCGATCTCGTCCGCGTGGGCCATCTGCCTGCGCTCGTGCCACGTCTTGGCGATGGGCTTGAACTGTTCCGGGCGTAGCGAGCGCCACCCGTAGTTCGCGAGGATGAGACCATGTGCGATGTCAGGCGACTTCATCGGGAGGGCCTTGGTCTCCTCACGACGCCCGTCGTGCTTGTCGAACACCTCGATGCGGCCCTTGGAGTCGAGACGGTAGATGGGCGTGGTGAGCTGAGCCTCCATGGAATTGCCACGGGGGAAGCGGTGGGCTTCGAGTTCCTTTACTGAAGGGAGCCCGAGCAGCCTCTTTTCGAGGGAGGTGCGGAACCACCACCACATCTGGCTCTTGATGCCGTGGAACTCGTCCTCCATATCGGCTGACTGGGCGAAGTTGACCTGCCGAATACCACACTGAGGGAGGTGCTGGTTCATCGCCTTGCGAAGATCGTCACGGGCCAGACGCTGGACCTCCAACAGACGCATCGAGACACCATGCCCGATGCCCGTGTCGTCGATGCAGAGGATCTTCGCACGCCCCTCCAGGTCGTCGATGGTGCGGGCGACACGCCCGCAGGTTTCCATGATGTCGGTGTGGACGGAGTGCCAGAGGATGGAGGCGCGGTTATCTTCGATCTTCCAACAGACGCAAAGATCGGAGCCATAACCGGCAACGTCGAGCCCAAGCGCGACACCGGAACGGGTGATGACCTGGACGCCCTGGGCGGCTGGTGTCTTCTTCTTGTTCTCGTCCCACTCCTGAGCCCAAGTCACGTCGGCCACCGAGATCAGGCTGTTGACACCCTGCCTGGGCCAGAGGCCAAGGACGCGGGCCATGTAGAGCGGTGCGTCGTCGGCCCCGTACTCTTCGAGCTTCCGCTCGCACCAGTCCTTGGTAACGGCGCCCGGGATGATCTCAGAATCACCGTGAACGACGTTGGGGTGGTTGAGGCACGAGAGGACTACGACGTTCCAACGACCGGAGTCACACTCCCGCTTGAAACGGGAGGAAGGGTCGGTAGGGTTACCGATGGCGAGGAAGCGATCACCTGGACGGTTGACGAAGGAGGAGGCAGCGTCCCAAAGATCGTCGCGCACGCCTGTCGCTTCATCGAAGACAACCAGCACACGGCGGCTGTGAAAGCCCTGAAACTTCGAGGGGTCGTCGGTGGAGAGCCCGAGGGCATACCACTTCGGACCAATCTGGATCTGGGTGAGGGTGCGGCGCCCCATGAGGGGGACCTTGGCTCTCGACATGAGGGACGCGATCTCACCCCAGAGGGCCTTTTCAACGAGGGTCCAGGTGGGCGCCGTGGTGACCACGATGGTGTCTTCCATCGTGTTGAGGAAGTACAGGACGAGGCCGGCAGCGACGAATGTCTTGCCTACGGTGTGGCCCGAGGTGACAGCAGTGAACTGGTGCTCCTCGACCGAGCGGATGACTGTGAGCTGGTCGGGTGAGAGGCCGTCTTCGTAGCCTGCGACCTTGGCAGCCTCAGTGGGCTGGACACCGAGCACCTTCTGGAAGAAGCGGGCAGCACCTTCCTTGAACCCGCCCCCTGCACGGGCCTGGATGTTGAGAAGCTGGGTCTTCGCGGCCTTGACGGAGTCGAAGAGCTTGCGGAGGTCGGGGCGGAACTTAATCAGCTCTTCAAAGGTGTTGAGATCGATGTCGGCAGGGTTGCCCGCGAGCGCGAGGAGCTGATCGATGGGGAGGTCACGGACGGTATTGGGGCGGGCCATCGGCCCTCACTATAGCAGTCGTGCCAGCTTCAAGCGCTCCCTGCCACCGGCGCCCTCTTCAGCTCGTCGCTGATGAGATCGCTCACCACAGCCATGATCTCATTGGGGTCGCCTCCGGTGTGCAGCAGGCAGAAGATCGTGAGGTGGAGCATGGCGATCAGGTGACGGTTGTCGCAAGGGACCTTACCGGCAGCGAGGGCCTCGCGGACCTTGACGGTTTCAGGGCTCTCACCGGGCAGCAACACGTAGGTGTACTTACCGCGCGAGTCCATGATAGGCCTCTCTGATGTCCCAACACCAGTCGTGCTCGGGGCCGCGGGTCCCCAACTCGAAGAAGTTGGTCGTGCCTTCGCGGTCGATGAGGACTGCAGTGCGCCCGTCGCGGTTGAAGACGATCACGTAGCGGTAGTCCTCGTTGGGGGACTCGCCGGGACCTTCGCAGAAGACCGCGACGAGGGGCCCGCTGAGGCCTTGGATGCGACCGTGAGCCCAGTCGATTGGTGGGAGCGATGGTGCTGGAAGCGCCACCATCTCGCGGTAGACGGGAGGTGCGGCAGTGACGAAGAGGGCCATGAAGATGATGATGGCGCGGCTCATGAAGGCCACCAGTGTGCGCTGGCGGGTCTTGCTTGTGCCATCGGCAGGCGGCGTGTCCGAAGGGCGATGGTGCGCACCAGAAAGGCGATGGAGACTGGACCGGTCGGCAGCATGATCATCCGTCCATCGAGGAAGCTTGCGGCCCAGCAAAGGCCGCACGTCCACGGTTCCACCCACCCCACTTGTGCTCTTGAGTGCCCAAGTATAGGGCAGAGCGTGCTCCACCACGGAGTCGCCCGCAGCCGCGCGCTCACCGAATCACGTCCTTGATGATCTGCGGGATGTCCACGCCGAGGAAGAGCCTGAAGACATCGACGTGGTTGCCTTGGAGCCCTACGAACTGGCCGAACTTGGATTCCTTCGTGAGGAACACGCTGATGTCACCGCCGAGCACGATGGCGCGGGCCTTGGTAAGGGAGGCCTCTCCAACGATGACCACCCGCGGGATGAGCGAGGTGTCGAGACCGCCACGCTGGACACCCCCTGTGACTTCCAAGAAGGAGCCGCTCCAGATCTCCTCGATGCGGATGCCACCACCGAAGCCGCGCACGAAGGATGTCTGGACCTCACCACCTACTGCAGTGGCGATGCGGGCGGATGCCCAGAGCGAGGTCCGTAGATGCTCGGAGCCGAACTTGATCTCCCCCACGCGGTAACCAGCACCGAGGTCCACCTCGATGGAGCGGGACCACGACTCGGGAGCGGTAAACGAGAACTCCTCGCCTGGGAGCGCCGAGATGTCGAGGCGCACGGAGAGGTTCACGGGGGGCGGGTGCCCATTGGCGTGGCCGAAGGCGATAGGGCCCGTTACCGACAGACGACCACCCCACATCACGTCCGTGTCGTGGTCGGCGGCGATCACGGTTTGGGCCCAGGTCATGGCCCGGACTCGGACCAGTGGGGGCTCTTCGTAGACAACGGTGGGGACCGGGTCGTCGTCGATGACGAGCGGCTGAGGATCGACTACCTCGATCGGAGCCTGCAAGAGCAGGACGAGCAGGAGCGTCGAGAGCATCAGCTTGTGGAACGAATGATGGCGAGCACCTCGTCTTCGCGGAGGATGAGGTACTCCTGGCCGTCCACCACCACGTCCACACCCGAGAACTTGCCGAAGAGGATGCGATCCCCAGGCTCAACGACGAGGGGAGCCACCTCGCCGGTCTGCAGGAGGCGTCCGTCACCGACCGCGACCACGTCGCCCTCCTGAGGCTTCTCCTTCGCGGCGTCGGGGATCTCGATGAGCTTGGTCGGGTCCTTCACTTCGGCCCGACGCTTGACGATGATCCGGTCTCGAAGGGGAATGACTTCGGCCTGGGAAGGGGGCGGCATCTCCACAACGTTGCTTCTTCTGGTCATGAGTGAGACCTCCTAGGGCAGAATGCTGATGGTGTAGACGGGAGAGCACCTGCCCTTGACGCAGCACTGAAGGCCGGCTTGGGTGCTGGCTACTTCCCCCGTCACGTCGATGTTGAAGGGGTTGGCTGTCGAGGTAACGATCACGTTGCCCTGACCGACGACCACGCCGAAGGAGTCTGGCGCGGGACCGTGGACCTGGGGTGGTGCGTCGGTACCGTCGGGGAGCTTGGGAGTGCAGGTATAGGTGGCCGTGCATTCGTCACGGAGCTGGCCCTGTGCGGGCGCGGGTGTGTTGCCGGGAGGGCAGGCCTCGTTGATCTCGGCCACGAACACGGCAGCGATCAGAGCGTCGGGCGAAGGAGACGGCGACGGAGTGCTCCCACTCGGCCCGGACACCGTGACGCTCCCGTCCGAAAAGAAGATGTTGTTCTCCGAGCACGAAAAGAACAGCAGGGCGAGGACAGCCGGGAACAGCAACGGCAGGTGGCGAAGCTTCAGCTTCATGGCTCTACTCCTTCAGGGGCGAGGCGGTCAGTACTTCGGAGCGCGGCTCTTGCGCTTCTTGGAGCTGGACTTCCGAGCGAAGTCTTCCAGGTCAGACATGGAGAGGCTGGTCTTGGTCGCCATGCCCCGACGCTTGCGGGCCAGCTCGGCACCCATGAAACGACGCTGCTTCTCGGTCTTGGAAGGCATCGAAACCTCCTATCCATCCACACAACGGCGGCAGATCACGCAGCAACGATACCGCTTCCAGGCTTTCTTGGGAAGAGAGGTGTCAACCCGAAGAACGTCGCGGAGGGCTCCGGTCGTTTGGCACCCAGAACACATGCCCGAGATGGTGGAAACGAGGAAGTAGACACCTGGAGGCGCATCAAGTGTCGTGAAGATGGGCACCCTGACACCGTCGAGCTGGACCGTAGTTAGCACCTCAGGGACGCCCTCGGCGTCGGGCGATCTTCGTGGTGCCTTTGGGTGAACCACGGGCCGATTCTGGCGTGCGGATTGTACTCGACTTTTCGATGGTGACGATCACGGTAGGGTGGTGGAGGTTGATGTTGATGACCGCCACAGCGGGCCAGGGAGCCTGGACTACGAGTTCCTCGTTCTGGGCAAGAGGCTTCACCGTGGTGACCCAGCCGCTCTTGAGGGTGAGGGTGCGGGGAGGAGGGGGGAGCTTCATCGACCCTCCACCCTGGTCATCGCCCTGGCCAGATGAGGTAGGTCATCGCGAGCCACACGAGCACGGCGCAGAGCCACCAAAAGAACCAGTCCTTGGCTGACTGGCGGTTGTTCACCGAAGCCACCACGCGGTGCCGATCAGGATGAGGTAGCAGGCCAGGAGGAGGAGGACGAAGTTGCGGAGGCCCGCGGCGCCCAGCGGTGGGAGGCGCGAATCGTCATGACGAAGCCAGAATCGGTGACGCGGCATTTGTACCCCTCCTTCAGAGACGCAGGAAGGTGAGAGCCGTCAGCAACTGGTCCTCATCGAGGTAGAAGGCTACGCGGTTGGGCTCGATGGGCTCGTTGAAGGAAAGCGCGAGCATGGGGCGGTTGGGCGCCTCGTTGTGAAGGGTGAAGGTCATGGTGCGGATGCGACCCGGAAGCGTTGGGCTCGGGCGCCCGTAGGTGAGTGTCTGGGAATCCTTCGTAGCGGGCTCCACCGGGCTCATGCTTCGAGCCTCAGGTACTTCTGGACGGCCTCCATCCGCAGGACGTACTCGGAGACCCAGCGATCGAACTCCGAGCGGGCCAGGGTGGGAAGGAGGCCCTGGAGTAGGGCCTGGACTGTCTCCGAGGGGTAGTGGGACTCGATCGTCTTGCGGATCTTGGACCGGAGAGCCTCGTCACCCTTCCCTGCGAGGATGGTCTCTACCTCGACCATGAGGAGGTCCACGAAACGACGGCGCCGCCGCTCGTCGTCGGGCTCGGGCTCGTAGTCTCGCTCAGCCACGATGTTCCTTCGGGTCGCTCGACCGCGGGTAGGTGTGCTCGTAATCGAACTGGCCATTCTTCTTGTGGACCACGAGCTGGAAGGTTCTCCCGATACCGAGCAGGTGGGACCAAGTCTTGATGTACCCCTTGGCGTCCTTGATCGCATCAGCCTTGGTAGTGAAGCGGGCGTTGGGGCGGGTGGTGATGCGCCAGCAGCGTGCTTCGGTGTCGTACTGGACCCGAACGACCTCGCGCTTGTGCTTGGGGGCCAGAGCGGCGGGCCCAACAGTAGACTCCGGCTTCGGCGTCATGCGTCCTCCTTCGGCTTCTCGACGGGCGGAGAGTCGGTCCACACTTGCGGCGCCCACGGACCGTGTCCGATAGGGGGGAGCTTCACGTAGACCTTGGTGGTCTCGCAGGCGCAGTGGCAGCAGATGTAGCGCTCGTACTTGCGGCTGGCATCGCCGGATATGAAGGTGTGGATCTCCTGAAGGTGTGAGCAGTGGAGCCCAGCATCGCAAGAGGTGAGAGGGGAGGTCATCGCCGCACCACGCGAGGATACAGGATCACGCAACCTTCCTCTTCGCCTTCGAGCTGCTGGAGAAGATCTCGATGCGGGCGAGACGCCGATGGGCACGATCGCGGGAGGCAGCACGGTTGGTAGGTGTCATGCGGAGCCAACGGTAGAGACTGGCCCTGCAGTTGATGCACCAGTAGGAGCGGAGGGTGGCGGGGTCGGGGCAGCTCGTAGTGGCGCAACGACGCTTCACCGCCGTGCCCCCTTCGGCTCTTCATCCCGATCCAGCGTCTTCTTGAAGAAGACTCCAGCGGCTTCGTGGTAGATGATGACGCCCTCGGGGTTCATGAAGCCAGGAGCGGCTTGGGAGCCCGTACTGCGCAGCTCCGCGATGGCATCGTCAATCCCCGCTGAGCTGAACAGCCCCTTGTAGAGCACCGGCACCACATGGCAGCAAGAGGGCTCGCCCTCAGGGAACTTGTCGCGGTCGCGCGCCGGGCCCCACCGTCGCGTGTTGATGAGGCTGAACCGCTTCTCGCCCTTCGAGAGACCGTAGCCGCGCTGGATGCCCGAACCCCACCACTCGCCGTAATGACGCCCAGGACCCAGGGTCCACAGCTCCTTTGCGTGCGTCTCGACCCAGCCCGCGAAGCCGAAGTTATCGGCCTCCGGCACGATGTACCGCGTGCGTGAGCCGGCCAGCATCGCGTCGCCTGCTTCGTTGCGCGCCAGCACGTAGCACTCGTCCGAGTCCACGAAGTCCACCTTCGGCACGATCTGCACCTGCGCGTTGGTGCCATCGATCTTCTCGGTGATGACGCAGCCCCGGCTGAATCGCGCGACCTTGGCGAACTCCTCGAAAGCCACCGTCTCCTCCTGTTCCTGAAATAGGGCTGGCAACCCCCCACGCGAGCCGCCAGCCCCGTCGCCGTCTTGGCGCTACTCCTTGTCTTCCTGCTTCGCGGGCTGGGTCGCGTCCTCGCCCGCGTTCTGGTTCTCCTTGCTGTCCTCGCCCTCGGGCTCTCCGGGCTCCTTCTCGTCGGCCATGTACGTCCTCCTTGTTTAGGGTGAGCTTGGATTATGAAGGGAAGCTGACCCCGACGACGCGCGGGAATGGTGAGGCAGAGGCCCCACGCACCGAGCCGTGACCATCGAAGCCTCGTACCGGGGCGTGGTCCTCATGGCGCGTGAACGACCCAGGACCAGCATGGAGGCCCCACGCGCGGTGGGTACTGTGTTTCCCCACCTCATTGGTGCCGAGGCCAGCTTCCGTGATGCTCCCGACACCCGACCCGAGGGGGCCCAGGGAGGAACCAACGTGCCGAAGCGCCGCGAGCATCACGCCGGGTAAGCTAGGCCACCTGCCCTCTTCGTGTCAAGACAAAAGTTCCTGGCACGCCATTATGTCATTCATCGTTGCTAGAGGCTTGCTTGTCCATAGCGAGGCAATGGAGGGGAATCTGGAGTCAGGGGAAGAAGGGGCCCCCTTTCAGCGACCCCCGATCCCCCGCCAGTCGGGTGCAGGGGGTACCGGGGGTGGGGTGGGGTGGCGCGCGGGGTCCTCATTGAGGACCGTGGCGGGCCGAGGTCGAGGAGGTCGAGGCCGAGGCGGAGGAGGGGGAGGGCGCGCGGTCCTTCATGCGTGTGCCGCGCGGGCGCCGCCGTCACCTCGCCGCGCACCTCGCCTTTGCCGACCAGGGCGCCGACCAGGGAGGGCGCGACCAGGGCGCGACCAGGGCGCAACGGACAAGAGGTGGGAGTGCCCTTCCTGCTCACCAGGGCGCGACCGTACATAATCACCCTATTATCGGCCCTCGCTCGCAAGTCGTTGAAGTGTAAACGGTCCCGCAACGGTGGGTTGCGAGGCAAGCCCCCAGCCACAAGATGTTGCGGTGGTGAGGTGTGAGTGAGGCGCGACCAGGGCCGCGCTAGGCGCGGTCGAGGGGCTCGACCTGTGGGCTCCCCACAGGTGCTACGTCTGTAGCATCGGCTGCCGGTAGCGCCTTCCGCGGGCGCCCCATCCGCGGGCCCAGCAACTCGCGTGCTCGGGCCGGCGCGTCCTCGATCACCTGGGCCTCGGCTTGTATGGTTCCTTGTACACCAGACTGCGCCGCGATCGCGCGCTGCGCCACCTGCGCCTGCTGCTGCAAGATGGCTCTGAGAGCGCGCTCCAGCAGGACGGTCATCGGATCGCGGTACCCACCGTAGTGCCGCATCAAGGCGTCGAGGCACTTGAACTTCACGCCCTTGGAGACCGGATCCAAGTTGTCCCAAGGTGTTGAGCCCAATACAGTTAGCTCCGCCAACACCTCGCGCTGGCCCATCACGCGGGTGCCCATCCTGCGATCGAGGGCACGGAGGACGCGGGGGCGCCGAAGGATGCGCAACCCTGTGCGCTGCAACGTGGTGTCGTCGCCCTGGTAGCCGGCAACCTTGGCGGATTCGCGGATGGCGGAGGCGGGATCAGCAGCGAGCAACTCGGGGAAGGCCTTGACGAATCGGTGCTCGAACCCCGTGAGCTTCGGACGACGGCGTGGTGGAGCCGGCGAAGTGCTCATTGGTGAACAGGGTACGGGGACCTGGGGCGGCGAGTCAAGGGGGGAGACTCAGGACGTGGTGGGTGGCATGACGCAGGCCGTTCATCTTGAGTCCCCGATTGGGGCTTGACAGGAAGCTTGCTTGGACACACCTTGTTGCCCGAGGCTGCTGATGAGCAGCCAGGAGGTGGCGAATGGCGAGGACGCAGGGGCGGGAGGTGAAGGCGGCGCAGCAGGCCGACTTCCGGGTGGTGGACGCGCTCAGCATCGTGCTGCTGGTGCCCGTGAGCGACGCCGCGGTGGCGTGGGTGGAGGAGCACATTGGGGAGCACAACGGTTACCAGCCGCAGTGGCCGACGGTGGTGGTGGAACCCCGCTACGTGGCCGCGATCCTCCAGGGCATCACGAGCGACGGGCTGCGCTGGAACGTGACGGCGCACTGAAGGCAGGAGGTGCCTTGTGAAAGTGGTGGAGCGCATCAGCCGGCGGCTGGGGAAGGAAGTCCCCGCCGACGCGCTTGAGGCGCGGAGGAGCAAGTGATGGTGAACGGTGGGGCGAAGAGCCAGGGAGTGAGCCTGCGCGAGTCGTTGCAGCGGGGCCAGGAGGAGGTGGCGTTCTGGGGCAAGGGCGGCTGCGTGGGCTGGTGGGACCGCTGGGACCGCGCGGTGCTGCGGCGGGACATCTTCGTGGACCAGGAGGCGCGGTGGGCTCGGCCTCGGGAGGAGGCCCAGCGGGTCCTGCGGGGCGAGTAGCGACGCAAGGGGCGGTCCCCCGCAAGGGGGCCGCTTCCTTCAGGCCTGCCCGAGGGTCGGCCGGGAGGAGGTGGAGGATGGGATACGAGGAGGCACCGGCCACGCGGATGCTGGCGTCCCAGTGCGCCGTGTGCGGGCGCCCGCTGGTGGACGCCGTGAGCGTGGACGCGGGCATGGGCCCGGACTGCCGTGACAAGCACGGGTTCAACGACGAAGCCGTGAGCGAGGATGGGCGGAAGGCTGCTAACGCGGCGGTCTACCAGATTGCCCTGCTGCGGTCGCAGGGAGCACTCACGGGGACGGTCCTGGCGAGTGCTGTGGGCAGGATCAAGAGCGCGGGGCTGCACAAGCTCGCCGCGGTGCTGGTGGACCGCCTGACCGCGGTCAAGGTCGGAGAGGACGGCGGGCGGCTGACGGTGGTGACGCCGTACGATGCCGGCGCCGTGGAAGCCTTCCGGCGCGTCAACGGCCGTCGCTGGGACGCGGCCAAGAAGCTCAACACGTTCCCGCGGGAGAGCGCCCAGGCCGTGTACGCCGTGATGGTCCGCTTCTACCAGGGAGCGATCGGTGCGGGACCGAAGGGGCTCTTCACGGTCGGCGGCGAGGTCTGAGGGGAGGGGAGTGATGGAGAACCACTACGTGGTGGTCTGGAGCATCGACATCTGGGCTGAGACGGCCGAGGAGGCGGCTCGGGAGGCCCTGAAGATCCAGAAGGACCAGGAGTCCACGGCGACGATGTTTTTCGTACGGAAGGGGCCGGCGCATGGCGTACCGAAGGGGGAGGGCGTGTTCGTGGACCTGGGCCAGGGGGACGCGAGCGCGTAGGTTGTCGGGGTGCGGGGGAGGGCGCAACCTTCCCCCGCCTCCTGATGCCGGCCACCTGAGCACAGCACCGCGGGGAAACCACGGTGCATTGGGTCCTGAGGGGCCCAAGGCGTCTAGAGGGCGCGGGTGCTGGGGTGGCCGACATGAGGAGGTGGAGGATGCGGACGCGAGACCTGTTCGTGACCTTTGATGTCGCGAGGATGAGCGACGCGGAGGTGGCAAGGCTGAATCGGGACATCGAGGAGCTGGCCGCGGACCCCGGGTGGATGGACCATGAGCCCGAGAAGCTGGAGGGAGTGAAGCTCCCCCTGGACCGCGACGATGCGGAGCGGGTCCTGGTGCGGAGGATCGGGGGACTGCGGAACCTGAGGAGCTACGTGGACTCGCTGATGGTCTACGGGAGGGAGTGAGGACGATGCGCCTGAAGATCGGCGGCACGTACCGCGACGGCTGGGGCAGCGTGCGGGAGGTCATGGGGCTTGCCAAGTGCGGCCCCGTCGGCGGCGAAACGGTGTACTGGACCTTGCAGGGGGACTGGTACACGGAGAGCGGGAGGAAGTGCTTCGGCGAGAGGCTGTGGCACGAGGACGGGCCTTCGTCCTACGACCTGCGGGAGGAGGTGTTCGGATTCACTCGCCCAACGCGCAAGCCGTGCGTGGACTGCAAGACGCGGAAGGGCCGGCTCCGTCGCGCCTGCTCGTTCTGCTTGCGACCGGTGTGCAATGACTGCTATCCGCAGAAGCACGCCTGCAAGGAGGTGTCCTGATGACGTGCCTTCCGACGTTCAGTGGAGACGACGCCCGCCGCGCCCTGGTCCGCCGGTGGGGCCTGCCGAACGCATGGCCGCGCGAGGGTGAGGTGCTCTTCGGTAGCTGCCGCGTGCTGTTCGTGGACGACGACCGGGACGGCAAGCCGGTCGCCTACTGGATCCCGCAGCGCCACGTGCGACCTGCTCTCAGTGGAGAGTCCCGGTGAGCCGCCGACGCCACGAAGCCTTCTACATCGTCTCGCGCGCGGTGATCGAGGAAATGCCCGTAGACGCCGTGTTGGACATGCTCCGTTACGACGCGGCAACGGTGGAGTCCAATGCGCCTCCGGGCTACTACCTTTTTCGCTCCGAAGCACCACTGGCGCCGTGCGTGGAACGGTGGCGCAGCTTCGGCGTGCAAGAAGTACTGAGCTTCAATTCGAGCGGGGACGCGTGGGAGCACTACCACAAGACGCAGCGTGGAGAGTCCCGGTGAGCCGCCGACCGTCGAAGGGCACGGACGGGGGCACGGTCATTTTCGAGCCCCTGCCGCACCGGGCCTACGGCGTTCGTGCGGCGCGCCGCGCCGTTTGGGTGGCGCGCCTCGAACCCCTGATGGACCGCCCGATGGAGTGGGCGCGTGTTGCGACACGCCCGACCCGGATGGGCGCAGCGGGCGCGGTCAACGCCCTTAAGCACGGGCGCCTGGAGGCGCCCCCTGGCAAGTGGGAATTCGCCGCACGCACGGTGGATGGCGAGCACCGCGTGTACGCCCGCTACATGGGGCCGGTCGAGTGATCGGGCGAGGGATGGTGGTGAACTGCCCGAGCTGCAAGTTCCTCCGCAGGTTCCTCCTGAGTCAAGTAAAGGGCGCGCGCGTAAGGGTGCGCGCGTTCCAGCTTCCCAATGACACCACGGTTCATTGCATCCCCGTGTGCTTGTTGGGGAGCCGGCGCACGCCGCTGGAAGCGTGCCAACAGTGGGCAGAGCAGTGCGCGATGGAGGGGAGGGAAGAGGCGCCATGACTACCAGACTCGTCGGCTCCCGAGAGTCCTTCATCGAGGGGCCCTCGCCACGGTGGTTCGTCTGTGGCGAATGCAGATGTGCGGTGCGGAAGGGGGAGCTTGTCCTCACCTCTTACAGCAAGTCTGGCAAGCCCGCGAAGCGCCTGTGCAGCGAGGAGTGCCGAACCGTATGGGCTGACAGGCTCCACCAGACCTGGGGCCGTGAGCGGTTGTGGGAGGCAGAGGCTCGGGAGCGGCGCCGCCAGGAGGCCCAGGCACATAGAGAAGGATGGGTGCAGAGGGGAGGCCGGTGGGTCCGAGCTTGCCCCTCGAAAGAAAACCCTTGACAAGCGGGGGCCCCAGGCATAGCTTACGTGTTGCGAAGCAAGTTGCTCGCAACAAACACTAGGAGGTGAGGCATGGAAGGGTTGGTGGTCCACAAGGGAGCGCGGCCGGTGTCGTGGGAGACGCTGAGGGCGCTGCCCGATCCGGTGAGCCACGGGCGGTTTCACCGGCCCATCCGCTACGATGAGCTGATCGAGCGGGTGCTGGATCGTGCCGAGCACGCGGGGCTCGCGGTGAAGAACGCGGGGTACGCCATCACGCCGGGGGGTGAGCGCCTCTTCGCGGTCATCAAGTTCGAGGGCGAGGGGCAGTACGGGCGCACGCTCGGGCTGCGGTCGAGCACCGACCAGACCTTCGCGACCAAGGGCGTGGCCGGCGCCACCGTGTTCGTCTGCGACAACCTCGCCTTCTCGGGCGACGAGTTCGTGTTCAACCGGAAGAGCACGAGCAACCTCAACCTGAAGACGCTGGTGCAGGGCGGCATGGACAAGTTCCTCGCGCACGCCGCAGCCTTCGAGGGGCGGGTCGCACAGCTCCAGGCGGCGCCCATCACGGACATCGAGGCCAAGGCGGTCATCTACGACTCGGTCGTGGACGGCCGCATCGCCCCCCTGCGGCTGCTGCCGGTCGTCAACGAAGCCTACTTCGACAAGGGCCGGAAGGGCGAGTTCCCCGAGGTGGCCGAGAACTACGGCAACCGGTGGGGCCTGCACAACGCGTTCACCCGGGCGGTCAAGGTGCTGGAGGACAAGACGCCGGCCTCCTTCTACCAGACCACGCAGCGGCTGGGGAAGTTCTTCGGGGTCTAGCCCGGAACGGGCCAGGGAGCCGGCGCCCCCTCCAACGAGACGCAGGGGGGCGCCGGTTCTTCACGAATGGGGGTGAGGGGTGAGTGTCGAGGTGAAGCTCAAGACGGAAACGATCGCGGGGACCGTAGTCACCTTCGAGGTGGATGGTGACGGCAGGTTCACCGCGAGGGTGGACGGGGGGCCCGACTTGGCATGGGGGGAGACCCTGCAGGCCGTGCGAGCGAAGGTGGTCGCCAAGCTGCGCCAGTCGAGGGCCAAGATCGAGGTGCTGTTCTTCGACGTGAACACGAAGGAGCATCGCGTCGCCACAGGCGTCCACCAGGGGACGGGACACCCGCTCGTGCAGAAGATGCATGGCAAGGGCAGCGAGCAGTTCTCCCGGTACGGGTATCGCACCACTCTGCGTGCCCTCACGGAGGAGGAGGTCGCGGAGTTCAAGAGGCTCGATGCGGAGCAGACGAAGGCCATTCTTGCCTACAACGCCTTCGTCAAGAACAAGGATATCAACCTGGACCACGTCGTGAAGCAGGCGATCGAGAAGGCGTCGGGGTCGGTGGCGGTGGTGGACGAGGACGACGAGGACTACTAGTCGGTCCCCTAGGGGATGGGCAGCGTGGAGCTGAACCCTTAGCGGGGCTCCATGCTGTTAACCCGCGGGCCCCGTCCAAAGCCGGGGCCGGGTTAGGAGGTGAATGGTGGGCACGAGATCGCTGACGGTGGTGGGCACGAGATCGCTGACGGTGTTCATGGACGACCAGTGGGGCAAGGAGGTAGAGCTGCTGGTGATGTACCGGCAGTTCGATGGGTACCCGGAGGGGCATGGACTGGAGCTGGCTGGGTTCCTCGAAGGGATCGAGATGGTCAACGGGATCCCGTGCGGGCGTACGGTCGGGCCCCAGCCCCGCTACGCCAACGGCATGGGGTGTCTCGCGGCGCAGGTGGTAGGGCACTTCAAGATGGAGCCTCTGGAAACCATCGAGTTCAATGGCACCGCGTTCGTGAGGGCGCCCAACCCCAACTTCGGCAGGCCGTCAGTCGGGGGCATCTACCTCCACAAGGCCGGTACTCGTGACTGTGGCGAGGAGTACGTCTACACCGTGACCGGCGGGAGGCCGGGCTCGTACATCACGATCGAGGTGAAGGACAACGACCACACGCTCTTCAAGGGCACCCCGGCGGAGTTCCTGAACAAGTACGGGAGGGCGGGGGCGGCGACGGAGAGGGGGGTGAGACAGTGAACTCGGAGGAGATCGCAAGGATGTTCGTCGCTAAGGTCATCAACTCAGCACCGCAGGAGCGAGAGGCGCTGGAGGCTGCTCACGGGAAGGGCAACGTCTGGGACACCCAGGAGCTGACGGCGGCGTTCACGGTCCATGGGTTCGCGGCGCCGTTCGTCAGCGTCACCCGCAAGGACGACGGCAAGCGTGGAGTCCTCACGTTCCAGCATCACCCGCGTTTCTACTTCAACTTCGTCGAGGGGAGGGGGTAGTGATGGGCAAGGACGACGCCAACCCTCCGCAGGTCTCTCAGCAGGTCTTGGAGAGTCTCGCGGACTTCATGCTGAGCACCAACGTGGGGCTCCAGAGGGAGGACGGGAGCTACATCACGATCGGCAGCATGGCAAGCGCGGTCAAGGCACTGCACGCTGGGCAGGCACCGGCCTTGATTCAAGAGTGGGCCGCACACTTCATCATCGAGCTGGTCCCGCTCTTGCGAGACACCATGGACATCAACGTCGTCGTGCGCGACCTCGTCAGGGCGATGGAAGCGCTGAAGCACGAGCTGGATTGGCAGTGAAGGCTTGGAGCGCGGTCCTCCTTGCCGGGGCCTCGGTGCTGGCGGGGTGTGGGGGACGCCCCCCACGCCCGCTGGGGCCACCGAGTACAACCCTGCCGGCACCCACGGCCTGGACTCTGCCTGACGACTGGCTGCTTCCGTTCATGTTCAGCGACGAGCCCGACCTGGACGACGGGCGCCCCATGATGCGGTGGCCTGATGGGGCGGTGCTTCGGGTGAGCGGGCCCGCCATCGGGGAGCTGGGTGAGCAGGCGGCACGGCTTGTTCAAGCCACCGGAATCGGTGTGGTGTTCGGGGTGCCCGAGGAGCAGGCCAACGTCCGCATCATCGTGGACGAGATGCCCGAGTACGGCGATCGCAAGCCGGCCGGGTACGCGCTCACGTTCACCAGTCCCGGATGGGTGATCGAGCGCGCGGAGATCCACGTCCTGCCTGACTACGTGGCCCGCCCCAAGTACATCGTCCACGAGTTCGGGCACGTATGGGGGTGGGGACACGCCCCACAGAGCCGCCGCGGAGTCGATGTAATGGCGGGAGATTCCGCGATCTTCAGCGATTGGGAAGTGAGGGCGGCGCGTGAGCAGTACCGTGAGCACCGGGCCGGCGAGGCCCTTTATCCACAGGCCCGGAGTGCGTCGGAGCGTCCTGCCGTACTTCGGATCACCTGCTGGTTAGGGGCCTAAGCCAACGGCCTCCATTTGACAGGCCCAAGTTGTCAACTCGGCGGGTACACTCGCCTAATTAGGTAGGAGTAACTCAGTGCAGATCAAGGGTGGTGACTCACTAACCCTCAGCAATGCCCCCCTCGACCCCACCCTGAGGTGGGAGCGCGACCGCGGGCTCAGCCAGATGAGCCAGCGTCGGTGGCCTGGGTGGGACGTGTGGCGGGCCCAGACCTCGGGCAACCCGCCCTGCTACGTGCTCCGGGGACCTGAGGGTCGGGAGGTTTTCCTTGCATCGGGCTACAAGCGGGTCCGAGAGGCCCTGATGTGGGGGCGTGGCCCCGCACTGGAGCCGCCGCCGGCCTAGCCGGCGCCACGCCCCAGGACGATCGGGGGCCCAGGAGGGGTGGGAGGTCGTGGGGGCGGCAGATCGTCGCTCCTGCGGCCTCCTGCTGCGTCGGGGGTCCTGGGGCCCATGGGGACACGGCCTTTCTTCGCCTTGCCTTTGTCTTCCTCTGCACAACATCCCTACCTACAAGAACATAACGTACATCAGCGTGCCATCCGCACTAATAAGGAACGCGCGCGCACAATGCCCATAGCAACACCCGAGTACCCAAGTACCTTAGTTGTCACCCGTAGAGTACAACTGAGGGATTGAGGAGCCCCTCAAGGGAGGGCTCGGGCGGGTCCGTGGCCGGTTCTTAGTGAATAACCATGAGGGTTTACACGCCAACTAGGGGACTCGGGTGTTGTTGACAGTGTAGGCCTATCACACGCGCGTTTCTTTAAGAGTCCCGGATACCCCTTGACACGTTGCCTGCCTGTGCTACGCTCCTCGCAAGTCGTTCCCGCCCGGAGGCCCATGACTAAGCGTCGGCAGGTTCGTGGGGTGCGGTGGCGTGAGGCCGAGCTGCTTCTGGTTGAGGCGGCTGCCGAAATTGCAGGCCTCAGGCTCTCCACTTTCGTCCGGTCAGCCACGCTTCGCGAGGCTCGACGCACCCTTCGCCGTCAACGCCGCCAGCCTGCGGGCGCCGCAGCGTGAGTCGGGACACCCTCGAAGATCTGATCCCCAACGTTCTGCCACAATCCCCCCTCCACCTGCTCGGAGGCTCCCCATCCGCGGGCAAGTCCACCCTCATGGCCCAGCTCGCCCAGGCCCTGTATCGAGGCGAAAGGTTCCTCGACCTGCCCGACGGACGGGGTTATGCCAACGAAATGGGCTTCCTCTTCACCGACCGGGACATCACCGACAACACGTTCTGGATTAATAAACTCGGGATGGGAGGCCTACCGAAATACGCGGTAGTCGAGGACTCAAACTTTATGCGGCGATACCGGGAGCTGCGCCAAACGATGGGCACAGCCTGCCTGGGAGGGCCACTGTTCCGGTACTGCCTATCAAAGTTGCCTGAGACTGTAAAGGTCCTTTTTATCGATGTCTTCACCAACGTTTTCGCAGGTTCACATCTGCACAGCCAGAACGAGGTCCACGCCAACCTTGCAGACGTGCTCAACACCTGCAGGCAGCGTGGGCTTACGGTCATAGGAACGTGCTACGGGAGTAAGCAGTCAGCAGGCGATCGGTACCTGCGGCTCATCGACAGGATTATCGGCGGACCGAGCATCAGGGGGATGGCGAGCACCATCATGTACCTCGCCCACGACCAAGAGACGGACAAGGGGGAGGGCGTCCAGGCGTTCACGATCGTGCCCAGGTTCTCAGCCCCCCTCAACATGTACTTGAAGCGAGACACCTATGGGCTGTTCCAGAGACACGCGATAGAGGAAACACCGGAGCAGGACGACGCAAGAGAGCGCCTCAGAGCGTCCGAGCTGAAGTTCAGGCTGCTCGACTACATCCCGCAGTGCCCAATGCAGGAGAAGGCGGGGGTCATTTACACCACCTACAACGACAACGCGAAGCCGAGCGAGATGAGGGACCGGACCACGCTGCAGAACTGGATGAATGCACTCGCAGAGCAGGGGCTCGTGCAGCAGGGACGGTTCGGGTGGTGGAGCAAGGCGGACCCGAAGGCCAAGAAAGACTGAATGAGCATTCAGGAAGAGCCCGAGGTGAAGCTGGCACGATTGGCAGCGCAGGAGCCGGTGAGGCCTACTGAGCTGACGGGACCTGATCCAACCTACGCTGCTCGGCGCACGGCCTGGGAGTTGGCGATGGCGACGGCGCAGCAGGAGACCCGGACGCGTGGGGGGAGGATCATCCCGAGGGAGACACCGGTCCCGGGGCCGGTGAGCCGGGAGGAGCTGCAAGAGTTGGCAGTGCCCGAGCTAGGGCTGCCCGTCGAGGCGCTGGCTGCCCTAGCCGGCCTCGACCCTGAGCCCTAGTCGTCCTCCATCGCATCCCGGATGGCCCGGATCTGTTTTCGGAGGCCGGCGCGGTTCCTGGCGTGGGCCTTGCCGCCGGCACGGGCGATCCTGGTCCGCTTCGTAGGGGAGAGCTTGCGGAAGCGGCCCAGGCCCCCAAGGGCAGCCCGCTCCTTCAGGGCTTCCGCGTCGAGACCGGGCCGGTCCTGATCTGCCATAGAAGGATGATAGGCTACTTGCCTAGCAACACTCAAGTGGTTTGAGGCTTGCCTCGCACTTGGGTGTTGACAGGCCTGGAGGGCGCGTGATAGAAGGAAGGTCAGTGACGCCACCGCGGAAAGACCCGCCGCCGCCGCCTACCGGGTGGGCGTGGGTGTGGAGCCTGTTCTGCCTCCATGACCCAGCCCGGCTCGTGACGGGGATCTGGTACTGCACGCGGTGCAATCGACGGACAGACAACCCGGAGGCCTGGGGCTTCGACATGCGAGTTAGTCGGAGCTGCTCAGCGGCCCTCCGCCAGAAAGGAACGTGACGGATGCCGAGAGGGAAGGCTGTGGACATCAAAGGGTTCGTACGGAGCACAGTGCGGTACCTGGAGCGCAAGAGCGCCGACGCCCAGACGATCCTGCTGGACCAGATCCAGAGCGAGCTGGGCCTGGGGAAGCGGGGGAAGCGGGCGGGCGCCAAGCGCAAGGTGAAGGCCAAGCGCAGGGCGAAGGCCACCGGCAACGGGAAGGTGACGGCGAGCCCCAAGAAGAAGAAGGCGGCGAAGGCGACGACGCGTCGGGCACCCGAGCCGTCCGCATCCACCGAGATGAGCGAGGAGTAGGGCGGCGGCAGTGAGGGCTGTAGGTCCAGCGAGGTCTGCAGCCCTCGCCGCGGAAACACAGGTGCCCGGTGTCGAGGATGGTGACTGGGTCCTGCTCGATACCAGATGGGCGTGTGCCGTGGTGGTGTGCAAGGGAGGGGTCGTAGTGAGGGCGGCGCCGATCTACCAGTGCTTTGTAGGACAAAGGCTGGTAGACATCCTCAGGCGTGGAGCATCGAAGAAGTACAGGATTCTCGGATAGGGAGGAGCCATGTACGTTGATGCGAAGTTCGTGGGCGAGTTCGGGCATGGACGACTGCCGGCGCCGCCTGACCCGAGGAACCTGATGTTGGCCCCGCTGTTCAGGGAGGGGGTCGTTGCGGCACCTCCGCCCACAGAGCTGCCGAGTAGCAAGACGCTGAGGCTGGCCTGGAACGGGGACCAGGGACGCGAGCCCAAGTGTGTTGGGTTCAGCGGTGAGGCTTGGCAGCGCGCGACTCCGAGCCTCCGGGGCAAGAAGCGGATCACGCTCGACGCGCATGGGTACTACAGGGGTGCCCAGTTCTACGATGCGTGGGAAGGTGAGGGCTACGACGGAACCTCGGTGACGGGGCTCGTGAAGTTCATGGCCGCACATCCCGACATCGACATCAAGAGCTATCGGTACATCAGGGACGTGACCGAGATTCCTCGGTGGCTGGCGAACACCACCGAGGTCCCGACTCCGGTGCTGCTCGGGATCGATTGGTACGAGGAGATGTACTTCCCCAGCAACGTGGGGCTCATCACACCCCAAGGCGACGTTACGGGCGGGCACGCCTTGGTGGTGATCGGGTACCGGATGAAGGGCCGGAATCTCACTGACCTGTTCTTCCTGCTGCACAACTCGTGGGGAGAGGGGTGGGGCATTGGCGGGCGGTGTTGGATCAGCGGCCCGGACCTGCAAATGCTCATCAGCGCACCTGGGGCCGAGGCCGTCGTCGCAACGAAGATTCCTCGGTGAGGACGGAAGGGAAAGTGAGGAAGCGCAAGACGCTGAACAAGCCCATGTTTCGGAGGTCTCTGGACCTTCACGCAGATGGCGAATGAGGAGTAGGACGGATGAACCTGTTGGAGGTGCTGGGGCTGGCCGTGCTCATGTTCCCGCTCGTGTACTGGCTCGTGGCTAGCAGGAGGAAACCATGACGGAGCGAGAGTTCTGGAGGCGCCTGGGGACGACGCCGGGGGATGGGTGGTACGTCGCTCCGTGTGGATTCATCCGCCGCGAGAGCCCGTCAGGCTGCGACTGCCCAATCACCGCAGTGTACCGGACTCTACATCCGTACCACAAGCGACGGCCATCTAGTTACGCATCAGTGGCGTGCAGCATGAGGCTAGACCCCTCCTTCGCAAATTTGGTCGCAGAGGAGTCGGACTGCGATGGGTCTGCGTGTGGTCCTCGCCGCCGGCGCATCCGCCTGCGCATCTTGCGCAAGGTCGGGCTGTTGGGCACATGAGCAAGCTGGCTGAGGAGATCGTAGGGGAGGTCGGACCGATCTTCGCCGCTTCCTACGAAAGGATCGAGGAGGTCCACGCAGAAACGGTCGCCGTGGTGGACCGTCACTTGGAGCCGGTGCGGGAGGCGCTGAGGACGGTAGACGCTGCCCAAGCACGCTTCTGGTGGACTACGGACGATACGGGCGTCAAGCAACTACCAGCCACACCGGAGAGCGCCGAGGACGACGGCGCGCCAAACCACCTAACTTCGGCGTGGTCAAGCGTCCGCGAGGCCCTCGCTCTCTTGGAGGAGCGGTGAGCAGCATCAACGCGGCCACGCGCGAGGAGTGGCAGAGCCTCCTGCGGGCGCGGTGGCGGCTTCTTCCATCGACTCGTATCTGTTACTGCGCGGCGCATTGCCAAGAGGGGCCTTACCACGAGCCTGCCTGCTGTCGCGGCTGGTGCGCTTGCTTCTGCCATTTGGAGGAGCGATGAGCGACATCACGCTGTCCTACGTCGGCTACGCCAAGTTGCGCCCGGGGCGCATTCACCTGTTCTGCCCAGGGTGCCACCGCAAGATGTCGAACATGCCGAGGGACAAGTACGACCCACCGAAGGCGGTGCTGTGCCACGTCTTCTGCGATAGCTGCTCAGTGGGCGGAAAGGACTCAAGCCAGCGCTTCTTGGATGCCGCGGGAAGGGAGCTATGCAACTTCTGTGGGCTCAGGTCGTGCCTCCGCTCGGCGTGCGACGAGAGGCTGATAGGTGGTGGGCGGTGAGCGACCAGGAGCGGACGGAGCCCGTCGAGGACACGAAGTGAAGGAGATCAACCTGTCGGAACGCTGGACCGGGAAGCTCGACTTCCAATGCCCGATCTACAACTGCCCTTTCCATCGGACCTTCAGTACGCAGAAAGGCCTGCGTCGTGGTCTCGCCCTACATCTGCGGGAGCATGGCTTGCGGGTCCGTTTCACCTTCATGGGCGGTGATAGGCTCTCGACCCTTCACGACCAGACGCGCCGAGAGGCTACGCCGTGATCGAGATGGAGAGATGACGAACAAGAGTGTTGACCGAACAGCCGCCAACATCAACTGGTACGTCGCCAACGAAGATGGCACCCTGCCGACTTGGGAGCGCATCGGGATCGCCGTGCTCATGGACATTCGCCGAGAGTTGCAGCGTCTGAACGCATTGCTCTCCTGCCCCAACTTCACGGGCATCCCGACGACCCTCCAAGCCATCTACAGGAACACGGCCAAGCCACGGGCGAGGCGAAAGCGGTGAGCCAAACCGAGCAGTACTACCGCGAGCACGCCCTGTCCGACTGCAAAGTCTGCGATGGACGTGGAATGATTCGCTACCATTGGGAGGTAGATACAACCACGACAGCACCGTGCCCGAAGTGTTTCCCCGGCGACGAGCGAGCCAAGGAGACGGATGCGAGATGGTGGAGGTACGTGCGGTGAGCGACCAGGAGCGGATGGGGAGGAGGGTCGTAATCGTGTCCCGCCATCGTGGCGCAGTTGAATGGCTGCGTAGGCGCGGCATCGTTGGGCCAGTCATCGAACATGCCGAGCCTAACGATGTTGTGGGGAAAGTTGTTTACGGAGTGCTCCCGTTTCATTTGGCGGCGCTGGCTAAGGAACTAGTGATGATTGATACACCAGGGATCCCGCTAGGGCGGCGTGGGGGCGACTTGACACCGGAGGAGATGGACCTATTTGGGGCGACCCTAACGCATTACCTCGTGGTGCGTGTTCCGCAAACGGCAGATGAGCGCGTGCGGTGAGCGGCCAGGAGCGGAGAGAGGCCACCACCGACGATCCACGGTGTTCGTTCTACTACTGCCGCCACCTGCGGTCCGAGCATCGAAAGCCCGCCCGTGAGCCGGGAAGACCCATCCGCATAGGCGGTAGGGTGCGCCGCCACTGCACCGTCAAGAACTGCATCTGTCCCGATTACCAAGGAGTGGGGGCATTCCTTGACTGCTAGGGAGCGGAGAGAGGCCGCGGAGCGGGCATTCGTGGCGGATCTGGACAGGCGGGGGTTAATCCACTCCTGCGGGGAATGCTCCTGCATCGTTGACGGGCAAATCCAGGACGTTTTGGTCTCGTTCCGCGTCGCCCTGGACGCCTACGAGGCGGGGGGCCCAGAGGCTGCAATGAAGTTCGCCTTGCGTACGCGCCCCGACTACGACTTCCGGTGCCAACGGTGCGGCGCGCCACACAACCTCGACACTAGCATCCCGAGCGAGTTCTGGAACGTCATCGTAGAGCGGGATTCGTCGGGTGGGGACAAGTACGGGGCCCTCTGCACCCTTTGCATCGACGACCTCTTGGTCGAGAAGGGACTGGCGTGCGAGGCGGAGTTCTACTTCGTGGGGAAAGCGCTGACGAGTCGTCCCTACGTGGCCCTACGGGAGCGGGAGGAGGCTCCGAAGATAGAGGAGCGCTGTCAGGAGTGCCACCATGTACATGAACACCCGAAGCGGTGCAACTACAACATGCGTAGCCATGGGGAGCATCGCTGCATGTGCAGCAAGGGAGGACTAGAGGAGCCGGGGCCCGTGGGCGGTCCTCCTCCACGCTATGACGACGTGTATTTCGAGGGCGTGGCGTGGCTGGATGCCATGGCCCGAGGAGAGAGCGATGGCGAGACCGAAGCGCTACGAGGCGTATCGGGTGACGGTGGAGTTCATCGTGGAGATGGCGAACCCACAGAAGCAGGACGCGCGGGACGCATGGAAAGCGGTGGAGCGTTGGCTGCTGGTCCAGCCCGACCGCTACAAGGTGGGACCGATCAAGAGACGAGGCTAGGGGAGCCGAAGCCAGCGTCCCAACCCGACAACCTCTCATTCGCGGAACTCCGAGCAGCCAACGTCCCGCGCTGCGTGAACGACTTCCGTCACACGCTCGATAGCTGGTCCGTCGCCGAATGGACAAACGCGATGTGTGGCGAGGCCGGCGAGGCAGCCAACATCGCGAAGAAGATGATACGCCACCGCGGCAACGTAGCCGGAAACAAGGGTGAAGACCGCAACCTCCCCGCGCTGCGCGAGAAGCTGGGCCGCGAACTCGCGGACGTTGTGATCTACGCAGACCTGACAGCGGCCAGCCAAGGCATCGAACTCGCCGCAGCCGTACGCGTGACGTTCGACGCGAAGTCGGAGGAGATCGGATCGAGCATCCGTCTGGAGCGAAGGACGAAGGGCGAGGAAACGAGCGACCTCGATGACCCAGAGCGCGTCGCCAGGGCCGTCCGCTCCGTGTTCGGCAACGCCACCCTTGAAGAGGTACGGCTGTTGGTCGAGGCGCTTCGATGATCTTCACCTCCCGCTCCGTCCGAGAAGACCATCATCAGCACTGCCCCCGCAAGCGGTACTGGAAGTATCACCACAACGGGTACGGAATCGTGCAGCGGTTCGCGAACCTGGAGCTGGAGACTGGTGTGGCTGTACACGAGAACCTTGCCAACATCCTCAAGGTGATCCAACTCAACGGCCCGACACCGATATCGCTTCCACTCGACGACACCACCCGGCGGCAGCTCCGTGAGATCGTCTTCAACACCTCGAAACGGTACACAGAGATGATGTCTCGCAAGGGTGGGTTCTACCTCGAAGACAAGGCCTCGTTCGCAACGCTCGTGAAGGAACAGGTATCACTCATCGAGGGAATCACTTGGGCCTGGATTCATGAAGGGCTGCCCGCGCTCCTGGCCGAGTTCGAGATCGTACTGGTGGAGCACGAGGCAGCCAAGGCGATGGGATGCGACTGCCCTGCCGAGGGCGATGCTCGATGGGAGCGCCACACCATCACCTGCGATGCCGTCTTCTACATGGTACGCCCAGACATCATTCTCCGTCGTCGCAGCGATGGGCAACTTGGGAACCACGACTTCAAGACCGAGAAGCAGACGAGCGACTACACCGTGCGCCGCTACGTTGACAGCGTGCAGATGGCGTCGGGCAGCCGTGTGATCGAGGAACTATTGGGCGAGCCGGTGACCCACTACTACGTCCATTTCCTCGTGAAGGGGGAGCGTCGAGCGTCCTACGTAGCTGACCTGAAGGACTACTCGGGGCCGAAACGACAGCAGAGCCACTTCTGCTACGTAGACTACGAGCCAGCGAATCCGCCCTTGACGCTCGCTACGTTTGGGTCGGGCGGTCGGTGGTACCTCAAGAGCCCCGTGTGGGAGCTGGAGTTGGGTAGCGAGAAGCCGCCAGGGTGGACTCGCATGGAGTACGTGGTCGAGATGCTCGGGAAGCAGGTGCGTCAGGACGCTCTGCTTCGGATCGGCCCCTACCCGCGCCAGAACTTCCTCATCAATGGCTACTTCGCATCGGTGGAGCCCGATGAACGGCGTTGGAACGAGCGCATCTGGGCGGTGTACGAGAAGCGGAGTGCCGGAATGCCCCTCACGCAGGCCCTTGACGAAGAGATCGTACAGAGCTGGGACTGCGTACGGTTCGGGAAGGAACACATGTGTCCGTACTACAAGATCTGCCACCAGGAAGACGGGATCACGGCGGAGAACGTCGATGGACCGGGCGGCATCTTTGAGCCGCGGATTCCGCACCACGAACCTGAGCGGCTGATGATGGAGCGGCTCTTTGACGAGGTCGCGCAGAAGCAAGGCCAGGAGGAGTGATGCCGAAGGATCATACGCACTACTGCAGCGGGGGAGGGCAGGCTGGAGGACGCATGACGCACGCGTGGAAGCACGCACCAGGGACCATGCCGACGCCGTGTGCCGCCAAGGACGGATGGCTGACCTGCCCCGTCCACGACGACACACCCTCCTATCATGAGGGGCCGGAAGAGAACAACGACAACCTACGAGAAGTGGGGGTGAGCGCGTGAGTGACGAGCAACTCATCGACGGCGAGTTCGATCTACTGGAGGGAAACAAGGCCATCGCCCCGGTAGACGACGGCGAGGCGATCCAGGTCCAGGCAGTGAGCATGAAGGACCCGCTCACCGATGCCGAGATGGAGCGCGTCGAGCGCGCCATCATCGAGAAGAACTACAGCGGGCTGGATGTCAGGCAGCGATGGGAGATCTACAAGCGGCGGTGCGAACAGGCGGGAGTGGACCCGATGCTGGGCCCCCTCATGTGGGGCAAGATGGACGGGAAGACCACCCTGCTACGGACCAAGATCCTCGGCGCAGCCCAGCGCGACAGCCGGAACATCAGCGCTCGGATCGCGGAGATGTCCATGGACCAGGAGCTGGGCATCATCCTCGTGCGGACCATTCACGAGGCCCCGGACGGGCGCGTTCACGAGGATGTCGGCGTCGAGAGCATCGCCGGCCTCCGGGCCCAGGATCTCGGAGACGCCATCATGAAGGCGGTTACGAAGGCCCACAGCCGCACGAGTGACGGCATGTTCGGGACCGGCGGAAGTGCCATGGAGGAGGTGCGCGAGCGGCGCCAGGACGGGATCAAGACCATCGACCCGAGCACGGGCAAGATCAGCTTCGGGGCGCCCCCGACGAGGACGGCGGAGGCCGCACGAGCCGGCGCTCTTGCTGTCGGGCCCCGACCCGTAGGGCCGAGACCGGTGGGGACCCCGCCATCAGCAGCCGAGGCTCTCAAGAAGGCTGCCGAAGCGGAGGGGCAGGGGCAGGACACCGGGGACGTGGCTGCCAACTTCGTCCCGGCCGCGCCCCAGATACCGCAGGCCACTGCCCCAACCCAGCCGAAGGGACCACGCCCGATTCCCAAGCCTGGGAGCACACCGCCCAAGGTCAAGAAGTGAGCGACGACCACGACGAGACTCGCAACGAGACAGCTACTACTTCTCCGAGGCGAGGGCGAGAGCCCGAGCCGAGAGATTGGAACGCGTCGGGCGATCCGGCGTCAGGCGATCCGAGGGGCATTCTGGTGCGACCCTCCGTCGTGGTCCCCCCTCAGCTCTCCATGAACAACGCACTGCCCGCAGACCCCTACACTGAGGAGCTTCAGGCGGCGGCACCGAGCCTGCGACGGATCGTGGCCTTCCGTGGGACCGAGAGGTTCCTGAGCAACTTCTACCCGTCACCGGTGCTGACGGTGTTCAACTTCGAGGTCGGGATGGAGGTGGTGAAGGGGGTGGTCAAGGCCCCCTACGGGTGGGCCCCTCCCACCGTCGCCATCTGTCGCACCGTGGAGCACGGGTATCAGGCCATGAAGATGACGGACATGAACGCGTTCACCAGGATCGCGGTGGCACCCAGTCCGGGGACCGCCAAGACCTGGGGGCGCGCCAAAACCTACCTTCGGGTGGACTGGGAGCACATCAAGGAGCACGCCATGATGTTCCTACTTCGCCAGAAGTTCGCGGACCCCCTGCTCCGTTACCAGCTCCTGAAGACCGAGCCCAGCGAGTTGGTGGAGGGCAACTACTGGAACGACACTTACTGGGGCGTGTGTGACGGTGTCGGTCAGAACAGGCTCGGCCAGCTACTGATGATCCTGCGGCGAGAGTTGTGGGCAGAGACGAAGGGGGTGCGGTGATGGGTGGGGACGTGTTGGACATCGGAGACGAGGAGCCACGCCGTTACACCCTAATCACTCTGGACGAGATCGGGGCGAAGGCAACCAACCTCAACTGCAAGGTGGTGGTGGGGGACCGCGACGAGCTGCTCCTCGATATCGACGAGGCAGTACCGTTCGAGGCGTGGCAGCAGGTGTATGCTCGCCAACTCACCATGATCTTCAGCAAGTTCGGGTTCCGCCACTATCGTTGGTGGCGCTCGAAGGGAGGTGGCCTCCACGTGATCGTGGCGATCCGAACATCCCTCGATCGTAACGCAGCGAGCTGCCTGCAAGCGCTTTTGGGCTCCGACCCCCAACGCGAGATTCTTACGGTCTGGGAAGTCTGCCACGGGGGGCTAGACTACACCCCCAACCGTATCCTGTTCCTCCCCAACACCTCGACCATCACCACGGACACCAGGAAGCTCATCCGCGCACTGCCGAAGCCGACAGTCCCCCCTCCACCACTCGAAGGCGACGATGATCCCCCCGTCTTCTAACAAGGTCGTTCAACGCTAGCTAGCTATGGAAGGAAGGTAGTAACGATGGCAGACCCGAAGTCGTTCGCAGACCTCAACCTCCGCAACGAGGAGGTCGATGTCGATTTCGACAACCTCCCCGAGCAGTTCGGTGCGTTCACCGAGATGCCCCAGCCGGGCAAGGGGTACATCTTCCGCGTCCCCAAGATCGCCCTCGAAGACAAGATCTGGACCGAGTTCGCCACGGGCGAGCAGGGCGAGAAGCAGCGGTTCGGAGTCCGGTTCATGGACGTGCGGCAGGGGAAGGAGGGCACCTCGCGCCCCCTCGTGATCCTCCACAGCCCGCACGGCGTCGGCATCGGAGACAACTTCGACTGGTTCGTGAGCAACATGGAGCGCCGGGTTCGTGACGACGAGCCCGCCGGCAGCGACATGGCGTTCCTGCTCGCGGCCCTCAACCTGATCCCCAACAGCCGCAACCAGCACGCCTGGGTCAAGGCGATCATCAAGGCCGGGGGTCGTGCCTTCATGGGCGACATCACCTACGAGGCGTTCTGCGACCCGACGCGCCCCATCTGGAGGACCGAGGAGGGCGCGGAGCGAGGCGGTCCGGTCGAAGGGACGCAGGGGTGCGGCCAGCGGTACCGGCTGCGGATGGGCACGAAGCCCGATCGCAAGACGGGCAAGGTCACCATGGCGATCCCGCGTGACATGGAGACGGGGGCGTACTACACCCGGTTCCTCTGCGTGTGCGAGGCGGAGATCTTCAGCCGCGCGCGCATCCAGAACATCCAGAAGGCCCCCGCGGAGTTCGACACCCAGCCAGCGGGCGGGAACGGGGAGGCCCAGGCCACGACGCAGGCCCAGGCGACCGCACCCACCCCCACGGCCCCGGTGCCTGCTTCGCAGCCCGCACCTCAGGTGCCTGTCCAGCAGGGCGCCAAGGTGCCCAGCAGGGCCCCGCTCCCGAAGCCGGCCAAGGCCTAGGAGAGGGCTCGACGACGCGTACTCATCGTGGGGGTCGCCCGCATGGGGCCCCTACACCCTTGGCTTGAGACCAGGACTAGAGACAAACGAATGGCAGAGCTGGACGACGATAACCCGTTGCTGAAGCAGATGAAGCACGCAGCGATCCTCCGCGCACGGCTGCTGCGAGTCGCCAAGACACCGTGCCAATCGTGCGGTCACGTGAGGACGCTGGCCGACATCGCGAATGCGATTGGGCTGCAGCGAGAGACGTTCTGGAAGTTCGCGAGGGGGAAGCACCATACCCTCCTGTCGTCCAACCTGAAGAAGCTGGAGGAGTGGCTGGACAAGAACGAGCTGAAGACGAAGGCAGCGGGCACCACGACCTAGGCCCTCTGGGGTGCCTCTACCATCCTGTGAGGGCTGCGACCTCGCGCACATAGGCCAGGGGTTCGCTTGGCCGGTTGGCCCCGACAGTTCCCCATTCTTCTTCGTTGGGGAATCGTTGGGCTCCCAAGAGGCAGCGCGCAGCGAGGCGTTCGTTGGGCAAGCTGGCTGGATGTTGAACCGGGGTCTGGAGAAGTCGAAGATCCCACGATCCTCAGTCAAGATCGGCAACATCATCAACTGTCAGCCGCCCGGTAACAAGATCGAGAAGACTACGTGGGAGTATACCGCCCCTGCTACGTGTAGGGAGCGGTACCTTGCTGGGCAGATCGACAAGTGGGTTGCCGCTGGCGGGCGCGTCATCGATGTTGGCACCGGCCCGTCCCTCGCGGATGATGGCACCTGGATTCCGGGCCGTGACCCAACCTTTGGTCCAGTAACCAACAAGGTCATGGTTACTCTTGGGGCAGTCCCGCTCCGCAACATCCTGGGGCTCCCCAAAAGGGGCGTCAGGGTCCAAGACTTCCACGGGACCATCCAACGCGACCCCTCGAACCGCTTCTGGGTGGTCCCGAGTTACCACCCATCCCACCTCGCCCGCGGCGCCTTCAACCTCTTCGGCGTCATGCGCTTCGACTTCGAGCGTGCCAAGCATGTGGCTGAGCACGGGTGGGAGGTGGAAGACACCGAGCTGGTCGAGGACCCTGATGTTTGGTGGTTCCGCGAGTGGGCTGAGGTCTACCTTGCCGCTGTAGCCGAGGACCCATGGGGCATCTGGCTTGCTGTTGACATCGAGACACCAGACAAAGCGAAGAAGGTGGACGAGGGCGAGCTGAAGATCGCGGATCGAGACTACCAGATCACGCGGGTCAACTTCAGCTACAACAGGAACCAGGGCGTCACGGTTCCTTTTCACGGCCCCTACATCGAGATCATCAAGCGGCTGCTCGAAGCGCTGGGGGTGAAGTGCTTCTGGAACGCGAACTACGACGTGCCTCGGCTGCGCTCGAAGGGCATCGCGGTCGCCCAGCCTATCTGGGACTTTATGTGGGCGTGGCATGTGCTGCAGAGCGACCTCCCACGCGGCCTTGGGTTCGTGGCCCCCTTCTACAGCACCTATGGTCCTTGGAAGCACCTCTCCGACACCGAGCCCGTGAAGTATGCGGCCATCGATGGGGTCCAGACCCTGCGCGTTGCGTTCGGCATCACCGAGCACCTCCAGCGCCTCAACATGTGGCACGTGTTCGAGCGTCACGTGTGGAAGCTCGACACCTTGGCACTGCACCCGGCGGAAGAGGTGGGGCTACTGGCGGACAAGGACAGGCTCCTCGATGCCCACGATGAGCTAGCCAAGCTACAGGCTGGGTACGACGAAGAGATTAGGGCCTTGGTCCCCGACACTCTCCGCCCCTTAATCCCCATCAACGGTACAGCCAAGCCCCCGAAGAAGCTCAAGGAGGGCGAGGAGCTGGTTGAGCAGGACATCGAGCTGATGGTGACGGTCTGTCGGGGCTGCGGAGCTGAGGGGGTTCACAAGAAACACCGTTGCAAGTCGTACTGGGTCCACGTCGAGGGTGAGCGATGCTCTGGTCGCAAGGACTGCGGCATCAAGGGCAAGGGGTCCCACGTGAAGGTGGCTCCAGCTCCCGACCTCTCTGAGGACTGGCGTGTCGTCCACCGATTCTTCCGCCGGCGCCCGTTCAACCCCGGCTCGCGCGACATGCTCCTGACCTACATCTATGCACAGGGTGACCAACCTGGGCACGACAAGAAGGACGGGCACGTCACCGTAAACAAGGAGACCCTAGAGAGGCTCGCACGCAAGGGGGACAAGCCGATCTACGGGAAGATCCTCCTGAGGCGTCGCGTTAGCAAGGTGGACTCGACGTACATCCTGGGGTCGCTGAAGCGTCTTGACAACGATCCACGCTCCAAGTTGGACGGGCGCCTCCATCCTACGTTCCTCCACAAGCCCTCGACCCAACGCCTGAGCTGCCAGGACCCCAACCTCCAGAACGTGGTCCATGACGACGATGGTCCTGCTGGCCTCTTCCGCCCCTGCATCATTGCTCAGGAAGATTGCGTCCTCCTAGAGGTTGACTTCGCTGGGATCGAGGCGGTGCTTACTGGGTGGTTCAGCCGAGACCCTAACTACATCCGCCTCGCGAAGCTCGGGGTTCACGCGTACATCACTTCGGTGCTGGTAGGTGAGTCTGTTGACCTGAACCAGCCTGACCACATCGTCTACAAGCAGCTCAAGGCGATCAAGGCCCGGTTCCCGCACGAGTACGACCAATGCAAGCGGTTCAACCATGGGTTCAACTACGGGCTTACCATCCGCGGCATGGTTCTCCAGTTCCCGAAGGAGTTCCCTACTCTCAAGGAGGCTGAGCGCGTTCAGGAGGTCGCGTACCGAGTGGCCCCGAAGCTGCCTACATGGCAGGCCCAAGTGCGGGAGCGAGCGGCGAAGGACTCCTACCTCGGGGGCAAGGAGCACCCCTTCGGGTACATGCATTGGTTCTTCAACGTACTCAACTACAGACCCCTGAACGGGAAACCGAAGCCTGGGCGTCAGTACGTGAGCTTCGGGAACAGGGTTTGGGAGGTGAAGCTCGGTGAGGATGCCAAGCGTGTAGTAGCGTTCTACCCACAGTCAACAGCGGCTGGAGTGATCGCGGAGGTGATGCTGCGCCTCTTCGATCCCGAGCACGAGAGCTACATCGGGGACCGTTTCTACGGACGCACGCCGCTGCGGGCCCAGATTCATGATGCTCTTCTTCTTGAGGTTCCACTAGCCGAGTTCGATTACGTGTACGAGCGTGTGGTCCGTGAGATGCGGCGTCCTATCAAGCAGCTCTGGTGCCCGAAAGAGTGGGGTGTGGGTACGCCGATGCCCGAAGATCCAGACGGCGAGCACTACCTCTCCATCGGTACTGAGGCCAAGATTGGGTACAACTGGGGCAAGTACCACGCGGAGGAACCGTGCAAGGAAGGCTGCAAGCATCGCTGGAACGTGGATGGGATGCGCGTGTACGAGGGCGGGATGCTTCCAAGCGACCTCGCTTCGGACATCGTGATCCCGCAGGACGACTACGATGAGGAGCTTGAGGAGCAGGTGACGCCTGATCGCATCGCGGTGATGTAGGAGGTAGGGTTGTGGAGGAACGACCGACGAGAGGCTCAATGGGCCTCTACCTCACCTGCGGTATCTGTGGCAGGGAAAAGTGTGTTGGGATGATCGGTTCGCCGTTCCTCTCAGATGGTGTGACGCGAGCCTACTTCTGTGGGTGCGCCGATCTTGGGCCAGCCTGCCATGAACACATGATGGTGCGCTGCCAAGAGCCAACGCATGTCTGGTGGCGTTGCGGTTGCCCCGCTGATCGCCCATCGGGAAACGAACACAACCCACACCAGACCAATCCGTGTAGCAGTTGCGGTGTTGGTCCCTCGTGACCCAAGGACCCTGTCGTTGGTGCTCCGCTCCAGCCTTCTACCGTTGCTCCTTCTGTCTGGAGAAGGTGTGTCGTCGCTGTGCTCGCCCGTACTACCGCTCTCGTGGGCTGAATCGAATGCGTGCCCACAACGGTAGTTTCCTCATGGGCCGTACAATGTGCCGCTGGGACTGCTTCCTGCGTTCAATCGAAGCGAAGCGCACCTGAGACTCGAATTTTGTCAAGCACTTTATTTTCGGCGCTGACAGTACGAGGGTTAGGTACCGTGCTGAGGCCCAGAATCCACCTTCGCTGAAACGCGGTCTGCTAGGATGTGCGTCAGGAGGTGAGCCATGAAGAAGGTTCACGAATGGTTGGAAGAGTTGGAGTCGCACAGCATCTACGATGCGGAAGGGGCAGCCGCAGACTTCGAGCAGGCCACTGGCAAGCAGGCGCCGTGGCGCGGCTCGGGTTGGCACCACACGCAGGTGCTGAGGCAGATCATCGACCGTGGTCTCGGTGGGAACCTTGCTGAGGACAACGGCCACCTGCTCATCGCCGGCTTCGAGATCGCGGAGCGCATCTCTGAGGACTATCGCGCGCAGCAGCTCCACAACGGTAGGAGCCACCTGCTCTACTCTGGGCGCGGGAGGCGCTTTCATGCCTGTATCAGCGATCTCAAGAAGGCCGACATCTAGGCCGATGGCACGTCTAACAGTAACCCGACCGGCAGCGAAAGGCCGACACAACAACTACTGCGGCCCCGCCGCCCTCTCCATCATCACGGGCATGGACACCGCGTCCGCCGCGGAGAGGTTGCGTGCGATCACCGGTCGCCACGCCATCCGCGGGATCTACACGCACGAGCTGGTATCCGCTCTGGATAAGGAGGGCTACCGCGTGTTGCGCTACCGAGTTCAGCCGGAGGGGGTACACACCTTGGCACGCTGGCTCCGGCTCTCGCGCTGGAGGCGTCGCCCTGACGTGTACTACCTGCTCGTGGTCGCCCGCCACTTCATAGTGCTGAAGGGGCGCAAGCTCGCGGACAACCACAACCCCACGGGCGTATTCCTGCGCCAGTACCGTCACCGACGTGTACGGGTCAGGGGCGCTTGGGTCGTTAGCAGGCTCAAGAAGGCCGACATCTAGCGAAGGGTGAACCGGAGGGGGCTTCGGCCCCCTCCATTCAGGGAGGGCACCCAATGGCATTAGTTGACGTGACGATCCGCGTGACCGGCATCCACATCGACGGCAAGAATGCTGGCTTCCTTGAGATCAGGGAGACAGCACCCGGTGTGGGCTACGTCGTGTTCCGCCCCCTGCACGGTCGCAAGTACCAAGTGCTGCTGAGCACCTGTGCCGAGATGGTGGCCTACCGTGCAGTGAAGGAGGAGCGGGCTAGCGCGTCGCGTTAGGCTGAGGAGCTACTAGTCGGGTGGGCCGAATGGGGGTGGTGACCGTGGGGTCCTGCCCCCTATCTCTCCACTGCCTTACCGCGGTTGGTCGCCGCCGAAAGGCACGCGCCAAGGTCGGCCCTGACTACCCGACCGCGACAAGCACGCGGCACCGCAACCCGGTCGGGATGAGGCACGTGGAGTGGGTCTTCCATGAGGCCGAGCAGCTCGGTTGGTGCATCCTCACCGACGATGCTCGCCTGATAGCCCGTTCCAAGAACGTCCGTGAGATTCACGATCCGGATGTGATCGCCCTCCTCCACCTGGACCTTGTAGACCTCCGAGTCGAAGATTCCGTAGTCCTCGATCACGTAGCCGATCTGCCAGACCACCTCATGCGCGGCGTCGAGCCTCTGCACGAGGATGATGGCGTACGTGAGTG